TCATAAGATTTCGTCTTTATGGTATTTTTTATAACGCTTAGTTAATTTTATACCACGAACTTGATCGGTAATTAATGCCCACAGTGGCGACGCAGTTAATTTAGGCGATTTACCCACTGCCACCCTACGTAGCTGTTGTTTAACCAATGCCATCGTAGCTAAGCCACTTAAGGTTTTATCTTTCCAGTTGACTGTAGGTGTGTGACTAGACGCTGCTGAGTTATTTTGCCATTGATTGGGTAAATCTGGCGTTAAAGCCAAGGCACTAGCCATTCCCACTAATTTCACACCACTATCAATCACTTTTTCAGCAACAGCATAGCGACTTACCCCCCCTGTAGTCATGATAGGTACAGATACATTTTTAGCGATTTTACGAGCGAACTCTAAAAAATAGGCTTCTCTGGCTAACGTTCTGTTATCTGCAGAGCGGCCCTGCATAGCTGGTGCTTCATAACTACCACCAGATAACTCGACTAAATCAATGTTCAACTCACCAAGCATTTTTACTACTAGCTCCGCATCATCTACATCAAAACCACCACGTTGAAAGTCTGCTGAATTAAGCTTAACTGCAACAGCAAAACTACGACCACATGCCGCTTTTACCGATTTAACTATATCCGTCAATAAACGAGCGCGGTTTTCAAGATTGCCTCCCCATTTATCATCTCTTTTATTCGTCAAAGGAGATAAAAATTGTGCCAGCAAATAACCATGAGCGGCGTGTATTTCGACTCCATCAAAGCCCGCTTGTTCGGCTCGAATCGAAGTGATAGTAAATCGTTGAATAACATCTTGGATTTCGGACTCACTCATTGCTTTAGGTTTACAAAACATCGCCGAATGTTTACCCATTTTCAACGCCACATCAGAAGCAGACAAAACCTTACCCCCCATTTTCTTAAATACTTGGCGTCCAGGATGATTGATTTGCATCCACACTTTTGTGTTGTTGGTTTTTGACAACTTTGCCAAGTCAATGAACGCAGTTAAATCTGTATCCTGCTCTAACACCACTCCAGCTGGACCCGTCATAGCTAGATGATCAACCATTACATTGCCAGTAATAATCAACCCAACACCGCCATCAGCCCAAGACTTATAAAGGCGCTTAAGCTGCTCTCCTGGTAAATGTTCAAAGGTTGCTAAGTTTTCTTCCATTGCTGCTTTAACCAAACGATTTTTTATTATTTGACCGTTGGGCAATGTCAATGCGCCGAAAATTGAAGATGTCATATCAGAGTCTGCTAGTTATGCGTAATTTGTAAGCAATATACTGGGTTAGACACAACACACACAAGGTTTGTGACAACATTTTCATAAACAATGTATTCACGGCCAACCAGCTTATGCTAGAATACGTTCGTTGGGAGTTTGCAACCAACGCCTTGGGGCTGATTCTGGATTCGACAGGACTCTAGACGCTTTAGGTGCATGCAGAGGAGCGGTTTGCCTCTATAAAAGCCGCATTTAAATAGTCGCAAACGACGAAAACTACGCACTAGCCGCTTAATAACCGGCAGTGCCCTTCCACTCATACTTTTTCTGCTAGTAGAGGTTCGGAAGGTCATCCCAGCAGGATAGCGAGGGAACCTTGTCTAAGGGTGAACCGCGAAATAGTATTAGGCCAGCTGCAACGAAATCCTGTTTGTCGGAGTTCCACGTAGTTAAATAAAAGACAAAATAAGCATGTAGTACCGACAGTTGACGTGTTCTGGACGCGGGTTCGAGTCCCGCCAGCTCCACCACTTAAGTACCCCTCAGACCCCACTAAATACGGGGTTTGGGGTAAGTACCACCCCCTCACCACCCCCTGAAACCCCTTACAATTCACACCTAATTCGCACGCGAGATAATAACTTATAATTTTACTGTTATTACTAGCTACCCCAAACTGCGGTGATGTTATCCACCGCTAACGCGTGAGCTTCTTTCAAATCCGCTAGCGTCACTTCGGACATAAACCCTGTAGCTGTATCAGCAAGCGACCAAAATACTTTTGTAGTCCCTGCTTTACCTGCGTATCTAGTGATTGCCCCGCCCAGTCTGATTACACTAGTCTCATCTGCATCGTATTGATTCCCCGCTTCTGTAGTCACAACAGCGTTAGCAATGGCGGTCTGTCTTGAGCGTTTAAATGCTTCGACTAGTTCTGCATCAAGAACTGACTGCGGGATAGGCTCAATCGTTGGCTCCGTTAGCATCAACTCGTCCCAAGGGCTGTAAGTTTCAGTTTCAAATACAGGCTCAGTTATGTACGTGATTACCGTTTCAAATATTACGTTACCTTTATCGTCAGTACCGTTCTCAACTTGCTCACTACCTGACTCCACTTGCTCAGTGCCAATTTGCACTTGTCTTGTGCGAGTTCTACCCTTAACAATTGGACCATTAGTGACAGAGCCATCTTCGTTAGTAGTAAAGAACTGTATTGTTTCTGCGTCAATCTGTTTGTATATAGTAGTCATTAGAAGTTCACCGTTATTTTTGAATCTGCGAATCTTGCTCTCAAGTTATATTGATCGTCTTCTGTTAATCCTGAAGTCTCAACCTTTAGCACCGCTATTTTGCCACCTGAAAGGCTCATTAATGTAGGAGTGACAGCAACCACTTCTATCGAAGATCCATGAGCAATGTCAAATGTAGAATTAACCGTTATTGATTGTGGTGTGGTTTTAGAATTGATTGGCAAGTAAAAACGAGCTTCAGTAGTCGATACTGCTTCTCCTGAAGCGAGTATGTCACCTTGTGCTACACCACCAAACACATTAAAGTTAGTGTTTTCAGTATGAAATAGCTCTTGCCATGTGTTCCAAGTACCGTTAGTTTTATTCCTAAAAAATGCTTGCCTCTGGCTTGTTGAAACCACTAATTGAGTGGTGTTAGTATTATTATAGCCACCTACGTAACAAGTCCCAAAGTTCGTAGGTGTATTTGCTGTTGCGGTGGTAAATCTTACTGTGCTTCCAACATTTTCAAGATTTAAGTCAGTTGACAAACGTGCGTTAGGAGTACCTAAACCGAACTCATTAAACGAAGTAGCGGTATCTAACTTGAGCTGCGGAAATGTTTTAATTTGATGGTCAACACCATCTGCGCCCGTCAATGTCTTAGTACCTGTACCCGTTGCCAGTCCCACAAGCTGTCCGTACAAGTTATTGGCAAAAATCGATACTTCTGTCAGCTTTCTAGCAGCAGATACCACATCACCCACTGTTGGTAATATTACTGCATCTGCTGTCGTAGTACCCGACCAGCCTTCAATAGTAAAATCCTCAGAAGATGTGGTGAGTATTTGATATAAGTTTCCACTTATAATCAACGCCTGCCCTTCTAATACGTTAGCTATGGGGTCGCCACTGTTACGTGTGACTCTACCTGCGTTGTCGATGGTGACGTTAAAGCTCAACCAACTCATATTTGTATTCCTCTTGTGTTATTAAAATTATTACCCGATTAAGTTTTCGTAGGTCTTTACCGAAGTTCTTAGGGTTTGAGATGGATCATATGGAAGGTTTGTAGTTATCTCAAACGTGTATGCGTAGGTTTCCCCGTCTACAGTATTCTCATCAAAAGTAGTTATGCCTAAATTCAAAGAATACTGCCCATTAAAATTGCGGTCTTCTTCTTCTTGGAATAATTGAACAGGAAAAGTACCAGACTCGATGACTGTAGTCCCTCTCTTAAACCTAAAAGTTACGCTTAAAGGTTGTTTCTTGGTGCCTGAGTAAAAAGACATTGCATACAGAAAACTACCTGTTACTTCTACGGTACGTCCTGCGCTTTTATGTCCGGTAGCCGTGGCAGATTTTCCGTTAGTGTCGACCTTAGATCTTTCTCTACTTATTTGTCCTTGGAAAAACTCGCCTTTAATAAAACCCTCGCCATTTTTCTTGATATGGAATGTAGAGTTAGCATCTGTTTTAGCGCCTTCACCTATCCATAAAGCGTAAGTGCCGTCATCGTGTACAATCGTTCTAAAATCTTCATCCTCAGATGAAGTTTGTAACTTACCACCCGTAATAGTAGGCGCTTCTATCTCTGTATTAGCGACAATTCTGTCAGCACTGACCGTACCTTTCGTAAGCAAGTCACCATTGATAACAAGCGTAGGTGCCGACCATCCGCTACCCGTAAATCGTTTGACACTACTGACTGAGTTATCATCGTTGACGTAAGTTAAATGGTCATCTTGAATAGGTGGCCGACCCGTTTTATCTTTAAATTCTTGAGTCGCCACTGAATCAGCAGGAAACAAACCTTCATTTCCAACTATGGTGTACCAGCCAGAACCCGAAGCACCATCAATAACAGTGAAAGTTTGGTTAGGGCTATCATCATCAAAAGTAACCGTTACAGTTTCACCATTTTTAGTTACTGTATCTATTCCTCGGCCTGCCCCCCCATCAGTTATTATAAAAGAACTGCCCGCATCATCAGATAAGGTGACAGTAGTGTTTAGTCCATTTTTTACAACACTTGTCACGCTTAATGGGGTAGGAGAAGTGCCATTTTCAACAGTGAACGTATCATCAGGAGAGCCGTCATCGTACGATATAGTGACCTGCTCCCCATCTTTTTCAATGGTAGCAACACTTCTACCCGCTTCACCCTTCTTGCTGTATTCAGCGGGGGCAGACCATCCAGTATTTGACCATGTATCTTCATCTTTATTATTCGTGTGTACATAAAATGTAGAGCTAACCCAAGTAGTCTGATTTTCTGTAAAGTATGGGTTGTCTTTCCAGCCTGTAGGCGATGTTTCAGTAGTGCCGTTAAAAGAACCCCCTGTAGCTAAGTCATCACCCGTTGGAATTGATGCAGCCGTTTTAAAAATAAAGCTCCTAAATGAACCATCTTGAACGTAGTAGTCCTCGCCCCGAACAGGGTTATGGCCATCAAGCACATTAGTCAGTGTTACTGAGTCGTAGATGTATCCCGTACTCGCACTCTTTAATACGACATTTAAAAAACCATCAACAGCCGTAGACGTGCCTGCACCATTAGCACTGAAATATTCAGTAAACTGGAAATCTTGGTTGGTATCGGCGTTGAACAAACGAATGTCACCTTCGGTTAAATCCCCTTGGAGACTGCCAGATATTGCAGATGCTCTAAGCTCTATCGAACCCACACCATTTTTTAATACTGTTCCGTTTTTGACTCGTATTTTGTACTGTAAATTATCCTCACCTTTTTTGCTGTATTCAGCAGGCGTAGACCATCCTGCATTTGACCACGTATCTTCATCGTCATTATTTGTATGTGTGTAGAGCGCAGAACTTACCCAAGTTATCTGGCCTTCTGTGAAGTAAGGATCGTCACGCCAGCCTGACGGTGACGTTTCATCAGAGCCATTAAAAGAGCCGCCTGTAGGCGATGAAGGTTTACTAGCAGACGTTTTAAACACAAAGCTTTTAAATGAACCGTCTTGTACATAAAAATCAGAGCCAACTACAGGAGTGTCCCCCTTATCCCCAATATATTTACGGAACTTGTATCTACTAAAGACATCAGAGTCTTTTAATGTATTGTCAACATAAGTACCTATATATATACCTAGTGTTTCTCCGTTATCAGCCGTAAAAGTTTCATTATCATCTGAATACTTAATGTGGAGATAGCTACTTACACCGTCTTTAACGGTGTATTCGACACCTTCTTCTGGAATAAACTTGGCAGCATTACCTGCTGTAAAATTGCCATTACCATCATCGACGGAAGTACGGATCCATTTATGACCACCTACATAATGTACTGTCCAACCCGTGCTGACGTTTTCTGAGTTGTACTGAACTATTACATTGTTTCCGTTTATACCGTCATCATAATCTACGCCTTTGACTGGGGAATAACCGTCAATTCGTATTCTTACTGAATCACTCCAATTCGCAGCATTACCATTGGTTACTACGGCTGTTTGTCTAAAGTAATCTGTTAGTCTAAGGTCAGAGTTGAAATCAGAAGTGCCATCAGGACTGTATCTATAAATCTCAAAGATAGTGTCGCCATCTTCGGCTTTAATATCCTCATTGTTGTTGATAACTTTACCGTCACCAAGGATTAACTGACCTCTAATAATAGCGTGGTTATTAACAGCATCGTACTCTACAAATGGCGCAGCATTAATATCCGCAGCCACCAATTTAATACTGTCACCGCGTAGCGTTAATGTGCTGCCTAAAGGCGTACCATCACTAGCAGTAACACCTGTTACTTCTCCATCAACATTGACACCTAAAAAAGCGTTGGCTTCTAAAGTGCCCAAAGCATTTTGTAGTACTTGGAAATACGTGCCAGAGTTAGCTGTAGTAGTAGTACCATCTGCATTAGTGATAGTAACTTGTACTTTATCCATTGCTTCGGATAACGGTAACTGTCGCCACTCACCACCTGAAATATCGCATTGGCCTTTGTTAATGTCCCCATTAACCTTACCGTTTACAACGCAATACCCCACTGTGGCTAACGTAAATTCTTTTGCACTGGCGGTTACTGTTTCTAAATCTGTAACAACTTCGGCTTTATACGTTTTAAGCTCTAACGCCCTAGCAAATGTTTCATTTGAAATAGCTTGGGTAAGTATGTCCACTGATGCTTGCGATTTTTGACCGCTTCGAGCCATAAGCTCTGTGACTTCTTCTGCGTATGATGTGTTTTCATCATCTACATACGTTCTAAGCCGCGAGTTAGCCAAAGCAATGACCGCATCACCTGTGTTCAAATCATTTCTAATTAAGTGCGCGAAATACTCTTGGTCGAGTTGGGCTAATTCTAGATCTGAGCCAGTTTTACCGTTCCTAGTAATTACCGATAAAAGGTTATTACTGACTGTTGCTTGCGCAGCTTCTTGATTAACAATGGTTTCGTTGACTGTCTTAATAGAAGCCAATCTAGTTTCGCCTTCCAGTTCTATACTGGATGTTAACGTGTCATTAATAGTAGCTTGCGCTGCTTCTTTAGTAGCAATAGTGCCACTAACTGATTCAATAGAAGCGGTACGCAACTCACCTTCCTCTTCAATGCTAGAACGTAAGTTGTCACTGATAACCGCTTGTGCTTTTTTATCATCAGAAATAGTAGTGCTGATAGAGTCAATCGACGATTCTCTAAGCGTGCCTTCGAGTTCAATACTAGACTTCAAACTAGTATTGAGTATCGTTTGCGCCAACTTATCATTGGCTCTTGATTGCTCTAGTATATCAATTGAAGCCTGTGATTTTTCACCCCCAATAGCTATCAGCGCAGTTGTTCGCTCTGCAATAGCGGTGTTTTCATCGTCTATATACGCCCGCGTTTCGCTGTTAGCCAACGCAATAACGGCATCACCTGTCTCCAAGTCATTTCGGATTAAGTGCATGTAGTATTCTTGGTCTACAAGCGCCAACCCAAATACCGTGTACTCCTTACCCAAGCCGCCAATAGCCAATGCTTGATTTGTTATCGAACCACGTACCGCATTTAATTCTTGGGTGACGCTGGTAATGCCCTGCTCTTGGTTGAACGAAGATATAGCTGCCGTTATGGTTTCGCTTGCTGCATCAACCCATAGCTGTGCAGAGCTGGCTTTTGCAATAGTTCCCTCAGTATCCAGCTCTTGTAAAGTAGCTGTGATACCTGCTTTTGAGTCAAACGAGTCAATCTGAAAAGCAACATCAGAGTTGATGACCGCGCCCATATCGTACCAAGTGGTAATGATGCTGGTGATGTACTCACCATCTATGGCACTTAGGGTACTTTCTGCAACTGTGACACGGCCCACTAAATCTTCTAAAGCAATGTCATTCGCGCCCTGCTTGGCGACTTCAATGTAGTCGATGTCTACATCGCCCAAATCAAATTCTAGTGATGTCACTGTGCCTGTGTCAGTGCTTTTTACTGTTCGTACTTCCCACACATCCTCAGCACTAGGCTCAGGTACAGGGGTTGCTCCAAGATTGCTTTGTACTGAGCCGTTCCAAGTACCGCCTTCCCTGAGTCGGACCAGCATTTTAAACGTGGGGTATTCTTCTGATGTGTACTCTACATCGGGTGCAACAGCAGGCGAACTTGCAGTACAAGACACGTAGCCCCGCGTATCATGCGTGACACCAGAATAATTTTCTTTATCATTGTTAAACTGCCATGAGTAGACAGGTGTAAGCGAAGCCAACGCGCCTGCAATTTCTGTGCTGAGTTCTGAATAAGTAGCGCGTTGATTTATTTCACCCGCTTGTAGCACAATAGCCGCATCCGAAGCGATAATTTTTTTATCTAATACTTCTACCTTTTCTACTTCTAAATCAATTTTTGCATTAACACCGTCTATCAGTATTTCTGCTTGTGAAAAAGATTTTTCAGTAAAAGCAAACGCGCGATTTATTATTACACCCGTGTCTTGGTCTATGTAAACAGATGCGTCTATCAATCGGTCGTTGTTAGCTAGACGCTCACTGTATTCTTTTTCAAGATTGAACTTACCGCTAGCTAAGTTTATCAGCTCTAAATTAGTTTTGTTTATGTTGTCTTGTATGTTGGGTACATCAAGTTGAAAACTTCTGAGTGCTTTGCGGTCTGCTACTACATTGGGTATATCGAGTTCGAGTTCTTCTATCGATTTGCGATCTTTTTCTATTTTAAGTTGCAACTCGTTAGAAAAATTAGTTTCATTTAAGCCATGCCCAGTCACTTCTATCATTAACCAAACGCCTAGCCCTTGAATGGTTTTTAATCGATACCAAAGGTAATACGTCTGGCCATCTGCTGGACTAGGAATGTTTAAGCTTCTGCCATCGGCCAGCGCTATAAATGATGATAGCGGATCAGAGTTAGGGTCTAAATTTGAATTTGTTGTATAAACACCTTCGTAAATATCGATTAATGCCAAAGGTTTAGGCGGCGTAACAAGTATTTCACCTGGTGTTACAATAATAACAGGCGAGTTTGTGTCAGTTGCGCGAATAGTTATATCAAATGAAAGTATGGCAGCCAAAGAACGCCGCCCTAGACCTCCCAATGCAAATAATCGAAGTGAATAAGTATCAATTTTAAACTGATTAATTGAAAAGCTTTTACCGCTTATTTGTGAGTTTACAAGTTGATTATTATCAGAACCAGTAATCACTATTTGATGATCGGTTGTACTGCTATCCCATGTAATAACAACTTGGGAGAAATCGTTATACACGTCACTTACAGATAAGTTTGTTGGTGTTGCTGGTCTGTCATAGGTGATCGTCGTGTCAGGTAGCTCAGGTTTATCGCCTGTGTTTTGATCGTCGTAAATGTACGGTTGGTGCTCTCTAAGTCTAAGTGATACTTCACCTGTGCTTAGTGATTTTTCAACGCTTTCAATTCTGAATAATTTGCCGGCCCAGCCTGTTGATAATCTATATGCGGGTAAAATATCGCCGACCTCTAAAATGCTGGCCTCTGGACCCCATATAATTGATGTTCTTAATTGCTGCCTACTCACTTCTAAAATAGTTGATGCGTGTTTATGCGCTTCGTTGTAATAAATACAAGTATCAAGCGTAATAGATTTTTCGAGTATAACGCCGTTATCTTCTGCTAGTAATTCTGCTTCTCGTTCGCTACCGGGCTCAGGATAAATAGCCTCTTGCTTCGTCCAACCAGAATCGGGATCCGTATAGCGACAAATTACGCGGTTATATCGATTAGACTTGCTGGAGTTGCTTATGTCTCCCCATTGTATAAACCCTTTTTCATTTTCGTCTAGTGAGAAGTCAACGGGAGCATCATCTTTTTCAATCAATAACTTTAGCTTTCCATCGCTGTGGAATAGAAACCCTCGCATTGATCTAAGTAGCGTGTTGACGTTATCAAGCACAGTGTTGCTAGTATCTAATCTGACATTGCTTGTGAATAATTTACGACTGGTTCCGCTGCCAGGGAATTTTTCAACGTTTGTGTCACAATAATTTTTAGCTGTTTGAAAACTACTAACACTTAATTTTGATGTTAATAGTCCCTTTCCGTACACGTCAGATTTTAGTAAATCGTATAGCTGGCTAGAAGGGTTCTCTGATGCAGTAAGTGCACCGCCGGAAGGAGTTGATATTAAGCGCCCTGTCCACTCTGCCTTGTGATCGGGTTGTCCTTGCCAAACATCAGGCACCATTTCACAACGCACGTATGAAACTAATTTGCCATTAAAAGTGTCTGTAGATCGCTTACCAGATGCCGTAAACAGTGGGTCATTAAAATTGGCAATGCCGTTTGTAAAATTTCTTGCGTGGTATACACGGCCACCTGGCAACGTAAAGCGTGATGATGATGATTCTTCATCGTCTACAAAGTTTGTAGTTATGCCCCCGCATTGCCCCTCACCCCATACGATAACTTGATGCAATAAGTCATTTTTTATATCGTCACTATCAGCATCATTGGTTGCCTGATATACCAGCAAACCAGCGCCATATCCACGACCATATAGAACTGGTACATTTGCATCAGTGTTAGCTTTAGTTACATCAATACCGATTTCTTGTTTTGGCAACTCTGGAACTAACCATCCAAAAGCAAAGCCAAAAAATAATTTAAAAGGATTACCCATTTAACGCTCCCTTGGCGCATCGAAGCGCCCGAAATCTATTTCTGTTGTTCCTAAAGAGCTTCTTCCGTTCCCATCCTTTCCCCACGGGACGGACTTGGTGGCCTTAGCGGTGTGCTCGAAACCTGTGTCACTTGGGTGGTGAATGTTCTGTGATGTGCTGTTTGTCTTGATACCAGCCTGTTTTTCAAAGTCCTTCCAAATGCTTGACACGGTTAGAGTGATTTCGTAAGAGTCTGACGTGCTGATAGATACATCAGATAAAAGCCCGTCGTAGGCTATTTCTGAACGTATTAAACCGCCGTTTTTGTCTATATATAACTGGATTAGCTGTAAGGGGTTGTTCATCCAATTTTGGGACAGGAATAATCCGATAAACACTGAATCATTGCCGTCAATAATGATGTCTGAATCTTCTACCTTAGGTGTACTGTTAATTTCAATGTCATCAACATCTAGTAAATAGCCAGGTAAATATGTACGGCCTTCGTAAACTGTTTCTATGTCGTCATTTGTAAGGTAATACCACGTTGTACTAATTTTAAATTTGCATAGCGTAGTGAGACGAACATGCTCTTTTAACCTGGCTCTTTGTGCTGCTGTTACGGCAATCATCCTTGTTCTACCAAAGTGATATTGAACACCACAAACTTACTGTCATTTGCGCTAACGTCCATCGACACGTAATCATCTAGGCAACACTGAAAAAGTACCGCATCACCGTATTTTACCTGCTCGTTTAACGTAGTAGATTTAAATAGCTCTGGTGTAATGGTTGCGCTAAGCTTTCCAGATCCATTCGATGCTGCGTTATTCACAATTCGATAAACCTTCTGGTGATTAGTAAACTGTATAAAGTCACCGGCTAGCACAGCATTATTCAAATTATTGCTAAAACCATTAATACTAGCTACTTTGTCGCCTGCATCATCGGCGCTAGTATTGGTTAAACCTGATCGGTTGACTAAGTTGGGTAAAGGAACGGGCAACTGTATTATCTCGAGACTACCCTTTAACGAGTCAAGATAAGCTGCGGCCGCCATACCCTGTGCATATGGCAACGGTGATGTAGTTAATTCAATCATCCAGTACGGTTTTTTATTACCTTCCACACGCGAACGCTTATACCTATTGCCAGTCGTGCGAATGTCTAACACTTGTGTAATTGATACGCTGGCAAAATCTGTGAGTCTAAAAGTCAATTGATTATCCTAGAATGCAAAAAACCGCAATTAAGCGGCTTTATTTGAGTTGGATCTTACTTAGTAAGGTGTGTTAATTACTTGCTGAACCATTCGCCCAAACCTTTTACGCTGCCTGTCTAATTGGGCAATAACATCATCATTGGCGTTACCGTTTATTGTGATGTTCATGTTGGCTTGTATAGGCTGGCTATTGCCGCTAAATTTGTTCATTTTGTCGTTACTAGTAATTTGCCCTGTTGCTCCAGGTGTAAATAACTCCGGCCCTTTCTCACCGACCAAGTAAGTTTTACCGCCCGATACTGGTCCGCCCTTTTCCCTCGCGCCTGCGATTGCCACGCTTCCAACTATTGCCGCTATAATTGCGCCGATTGTGCCAAGTGCTATGGGTGCCGCTACTGCTGGTGCCGCGCCTGCTGTGGCAATTGAAGTTGCCGCCGCTGCTGGTGCCATTGCTACCGCTATTGATGCGCCCGATGCAACGCCTGCGCCTGTTAATACTGCGGTGGCTCCGGTAGCTGCTACTGTTTGCGCTGCAATTCCACCCGTTACAGCAAGGGTTTTAGCCGCTTCTGCTGCTGTGGCTGCTGCGGTTCCTGTTGCGTAGGCTATTACTTGCTCGATACCATAATTAATCATTGATCCTGTCAACTGAGTGACGATTGTTCTGCCTAATGCCTTGGCTGCTTCTTCGCTATCAGTCATGCCTAAAGCCATCTGTCCTAACGTGCCGCTTATCTGATCTTGCAAACCACTTAGTGAATCAGATAATGTCCCAAGCAAATCATTGCTACTGATCGCTTGCTTATAACTTTCTACTGCTGCAATACCCGCTTGTGTAGCTTTTGCTGCCTCTGCGTTTTCTAGTCCGTAGTACTCACGTATAATCTCAAGTCTTGCCTGCATTTGCTGTCGTGCTAACTCTGCTGGATTATTCTCTACGGCTAGATCGTTTTGTAAAGAAGTGAACGCTTTAGATGAAAGCGCTTTAATTGCTAAGTTTTTATCTTTTTCAGCTTGAATTATTTTATTGTTTTTTTCGGTTATCGCTTCAAATTCTGCTTGAGCCTGTTCATTGACAAGGCCAATATTATAATCCTGTAGATCCTTTATATTATCGAATCCGCGCTTTCTTATTTCTTCTTCTGATAAAACAAGTCCTTGAATTGCGGCTAATCTTTTCTCCAACTGTAAATAAACAAGCTGGTTTTCATCAGCCATCTGACTCTCTAACAATGACAGCGTTTTCAAACCAGTAGCATTGTTTTTTGCTAGCAATGACGCGGCTAATTCGTCAGCATCTTTTTTTCTCGCAAGTGCCCCAGTCTTAAATATCTCAGACTCAGCAATAGTCTTATCATTTATAGCTTTAATCTCTGCCTTTATTTGATTAAGCCTGTCTTTAGCTACTTGAGATACTTTTTTACCACTATCAATTCTGCCCTGAATTACCCCAAACTCTTTGAACAATGATGAAAGTTTTTCAGTATTAGATTGGGCCCCAAGCGCCGCTTCGTTCGCTATGTTCATTCCTGCTGAAATTCGGTTCAACGTGTAAGTGACTGCATCACCTATGCCTGATGTTTCACCAAACCTTTCAAGCAGTTCTTGCCAGCGCTGAGATAGCGTATCTGTTGCGCCTGCTAGTCCTCCAGCTTCTGCTGATCCTGCACCACCCACTTGAGCTTCAAGTGTGTTCAGTATCATGGTTTGGGCTGCTGCGACTTGGCCTGTTTCAACTAGGCTCTTAATCACTTCTTTTTGTGATTCTGAAAAAGAAACACCAGAACGTTTTAATGCTGTTAAGCCGGTAATAGGATCTTCTAAAGCTTTACCAAGTTGTAAGGCGCTAGATTTTATATCAGAGCCCATCACCGCCGCCAAATCTTGTGATAGTTTTATTGTTCTCTCGAACGTCACACCTTGAATAGACTTAAAGGTTTGTAGTACGTTGACCGCTTGGCGAACACCTTCAACACTGGCCAATGTAGAAAGAGCCACGCTTCTGGTTAATTCTTCAAGTTCTTCTGTTGTTTTACCGGATGCACCGCCAGTTGACTTAAACAACGCCTCGGTTCTTAACAATCCTTGCTCTAGTGTTGAAAAGGCACTAACTGATGCAATGACTCCGAACGCCAGCGCACCTATCCCAGCACCAAGCGCAACACCAGCGATCCCAACTGTAGCCATACCAGTTGCCACTGTGCTTAGTCTGCTTGATATGCCACCCATTGGGCCAGTCAATGTTGCTGCTGAGTTTGCAGCTCTGCTAAATGCGCCAGACATTGCGCCAGTACTAGCCGTAGTTCTTCTTTGACTAGAGGCTAGTCTCTTTGACTCATTAGCCGCTTGCTTTTGACTTGTTGAAAATTTTGTAGTCTTGGCAGTTGTCCTTTCTAACTCTCTTTTGAATTGTGAAGATTCAACAGTCATTTTTGTGACTAGTTCAGCTAATACAGTTTTGCTCATTTCTTTTTATTCTTCCTAATTTGCTCAGATGCTTGTTTATTCTCGTAGTCGTAGAAGGCCATCCAGTATGTGAACTCCTCGCTAGTCATGCTGGATAGTTCGCCCACCGTTTTACCTAAGTCTCGCGCCAAACGAAACACAAACATCATACCTTCAGCGCTGGTTAGTTTTTTTTCGCGTCCTCAACGTCTTTTATCGTTGTTTTCGATATTTTTTCGCACTCTAAAAAAAGCTTTAGCAAGTCGGTTTCTGTCAATACGTCTAAGCCTTGCGCAATTTCTTCGTAACCGAGAATATCAATTTGTCTGACACCGTTTTCAGACAAGCAATTCGCTACAACCAAAAAAGAATAATTTTTCTTATCAGTGGCACTCTCATTCTGGATCAACGCGATACGCTGAGATAAGAAAGGTGGAATAATTTCCACCTCCACACCCAAATCATCAAGCTTAACCATAATTGTTTTAACTTCGTTTCGTTTAGCCTGTAATTTGTTTAGAAAATCCATTAGCTAGTCGTTTCTGTGAAATCAATAGGGCCAGTTCTTCGGATAACACAACTCCACATTTTAGTGCTAGGTGCATCTCCACTTGATATACCGTAATTTTTTAGGGATACGGGCATCTCAAGCGAATCACCGTCTGCATATGTGACTTTTATTTGGCACGACCCTTTTGCTCTTGCTAGTGTTCTGAAAGTTAATTGGTCTGCATCTGTCTTTTCATAGAATGCAGTCAAAGCTTGTTCAGTAGGTGAATCCATTTCTGGCTCGAATTTTTTGATCGTGTCGCGTACAGTTGTCGTTTCACGCTCACCTGATTCTTCTTTGAACTCTGGCATTTCTTGAATGCCTATGATTTCAATGTATGTGCTGCCTGAGTCAATGGAAAATTCAAGTTTGGAGCCTGCTATAATTGTTGTAGCCATTTTTTTTATCCTATAAAGTGCAAAAAACCGCAACTAAGCGGCTATTTAGTGGTTTATTTAATCGGGTTTAGTTGTGGTAAAACGTATAATCTAACGTTATTTCTGTTATATCAGGCTCTAAAAGCTGATTTGATGATTCATCATTTTGAACCGTTAGTAATATTTTTATACCAAAGTTGTTGCCGTTCAAACCTTCAAGCTTTGCTGCTATCAAATCTGATATTGTTTTAGCTTCTTTATACGTTTTGGCAATCGATATAATCTGCATGGAACTTTGAATAACACCAATTGGTCGGCCTGTTGTATCTCTTTCTTGTGTTCGCCCCGTCTTTTCAAACGTAATCGCAGGGAAAGATTCATCACGCTTCATTATCGATATTCTGCCGCTGACAAGAGAACTTATATGCTCGTCATTAGATAAAATAGAATTAAGAGCCTTTTCCATATTTCTTTATAGCCTGTAAAATTATGCGCTCGCGTAAACGCTTTACAAAAATTGGGATTGATTGCTTATAACCAGCTTCAAAGCCTGGCAATAACATTGGTTTTGCCCTGATACCTGGGTGCATAACGTTTGAATAAACCTTACCCCCAAATGATACCTTTGCTTTGTTATCTCGCTTGTTCCTGCCTCGTCCCGACTTGCTGCCAGGGATCCTATGAGACTTAACACCTTTTTCTAAAAAACTGCCGTAAAACGCTGAGTTTTTACGTTTTATACTAAACCCTATGTGTAGGGTTGCCACATTTTCACGCTTGCCTTTACCCTTAAAAACCTCTGCAATAATCCCCCGTCTAAGGTTGCCTGTCTTTCTTGGTGCTGCTGCGCGTGTTGACTTAATGATTGGCCTTGATGCGTCCCTCAATGCTCCCGTGAGCGCTGCAAATCCTGCTTGCTTGCCCAACTGAGCTAATGCTTTCTCTAAACCGTTTAATCCGTCAGTTTTATACATATTTGATGGCGTCAATTATTAATTCACGATCTAAACCGTTAACATTTTCAACGGTTTGTATTTCGTATATATCGTTCTTGTATTCAATGAATAATGTTTCTACTATTTTGCTGTTAAACCGCAGACCAAACGACGTAGTTTTTTGCAGTTCTGTACCATCTGATACAATACTGTTACTTGAGCGAGATTCTAAAACCTCGGCTTTACTCGTAAAAGAAGTATTTAAAACCTCTATTGTTTCACCAAAGTCGTTTTTAGTTTCTGATTTAACTTTGAATTTCAGTAATTGACGAAGCTTTCCAGCGCGTATCATATGTTGATGCACCTATAAGGCCCAACGAGGTAGTCGAACGCCATTGGTACAGATTTAACCGTCATAGTTGATGTCGCCTCTCTGTTTTCAAACAAATGAGCTATCAACATAAGCATAGCGTGGCGTAAATCCTCAGTCACAACAATTGCCTTATTTAGTGACGTGTCGCCAACATCCAACGCATCAACCGCTGCTGCAAGTGAATCCTGAGACTGATACAACGGTCTATTAATCGCATTTTTAACCACCGCCACTACAACTGGAATAGTGCGAGTAAACAAAGCGTCAAAGTCAACAACATCTAATTCTATACTGCATTGCTCTTTGCACTCCGCGACTGTGATCACTTTGTCTTATTCCTTGGGGCTGCACTTTTTGATTTATTCAGAGGTGGTGAGGATGATTTATCCAAAAACCCGTTGTTTAGTGCGAACTTAACCGCGACTTCTGGCACTTCGTCGCCTACATTTATTAAAGTTGATTGATTGCCATCAACGTAATAATTGAAATTCTTAATTGCTTTCATAATGATAAAAAAGGGCCGTTAAGCCCCTCTCCTATTTTATATTAAGATGCTGCTTGTGTTAGCACTTTAATAGCATTGCTGTCTGTCAACATGCCGCCAGTTCTACGAGTAGTATAAAACTGAACGTTAGGCTTGCTAGTGTAAGGGTCGCGCAATATGCGGGTTCCTGTACGATCAACAATAGTATAGCCTCGGCTAAAGTTACCAAACATAATACCGTTAGCATTGGCGGCTAAGTCTGCCATATCTTCGTTTTCAGAAATGCCATAGCCTAGCAAAGTTGACGGAACACCAGCTTCGATACCTGCACGCCATAAATAGTTTCCTTCATTATCTTTAAGCATACGAACTTTTGAAACTGATATGTTGTTCATCATAAAAGATGCGCCCGTTCTGTAGGCTTTCTTTAGTGAGTGGATCAACGTAATCAATTCGTCACCCGTTACCGAGCTAACACCACCAGTTGTTATTTTTTGCAATTGGCCAAACGTTCTTGCGGCATCTGCTTGAGCTGATAACGCATAAGCTAAAATTCCCTTAGGCTTATTGGTGCCGTTACCCAATAAGAATGCTGAACCTTCTTGCTCTGCAAATTCTTGGGCGACTTCGCCAGCAATCCACGCTTCAGTATTAAAGAAAATATCATCAAGCGAGGTTTGTGTAGCAGCAGGGTTAGCGTAAATTTCACCCATAAACGCAACAATTTGCGCCAAAGTAGGAGTGCCAGTCGCAGGTCTTGCCGCTTCTTCACCTACCCAACCAGATGCAGCACCACCAAGATTTACAAGCTTCTTGTAGTCTGGTGTTGATACTGTGATTTGACTACATACTTGGCGCATTGGTGACATGTCACGCTCTAATTCCAAGATGGTGCGATCTAGTTCTTCCGGTACAGCAAAGCCACCTTCTGATCCAGAGCCGGTATTGATAGACTTAGTATCAATTTGGCTCGAGTCACCTTTACGCATAAACGCTAAGAAACCTTTCTTGTATTCGTCTTGCTCTTTGCTAGTTGAGCCAGGGCGGTTTTGTTGCTTCTGCAACGTCTCTAAATCTTTCTTGACCGCTTCAAGCTCGGACAATTTTTCATTAAGAGATTCAACTTTACCCGCTAAGGCTGATTTTTCAGCTTCGATACCATCAACGCGCTTATCGTTGGTTGTTTTGAACTCGTCAAATTTAGCGCCAAGTTCTTTAGCAACCTGTTCAATGTCTTGTAATTCAATAGCCATTTTTAAATTCCTGTAAAATGCAAAAAACCGCAATTAAGCGGCATGATTAGTGTTTAAGTTGTGCTTCAGATAATGTTTTTTAAGGCCATCAAAGCCTTTTCTGTGTCGCCTTCTGCATCACGCAGAGCCTTAAAACCATTAGCCATGAAAGCTTTTGATTGTGAACGTGTAAAACCTACATCGCGCAGGCATCCCTCGACCAAGGAAGGCTTAGGAATTTCACCCGTTTTAAGGGTTGTTTTAACGTCCGAAATTCTTGCTAATTCATTTGCAGGAAATGTAACCACTGACACTTCCCACAAATCGATATCTTTTAATATAAATGCGTCTTTTTCGCTGTCGTAATCATAATCATTGAGAGAGTAACCAATTGATAAACCAGTAAGTGATCCGGCCTTCATGTGTGCATGTGCGCGTTTGGCTAATGGATCATCATCAATAAGCAGACGGCCTTTCAACAAAAGCCCGTTCTCGTCCTCGCTCATTTCTGTGTAAATTCCGATTGGTTCATCCATCTTGTGCATCCAAAGCAAAGCAGGCAGAGAACCTTTCTCTTTCCATTTATCAAGTGACTTTTGAAAAGCTCCCTTTACTACTATGTCGCTGTATGAGTCTTTAACGCCAAATACTGATCCATAGCCCTCAAACTCGCCATTGTCAGAAACAGACTTAACTTTGAAATTTGTTTGTAATTTATGCTTCGTTATCATCTGTGCTTTCTCCTAATGGCTTGCCGTTTATAGCCATGTTTAATGGGGTTAAGAAAATATCGCCGCCCTCTCTTGGGTTCATATCCTCTTTTTCTCTAATTTCATTCGGTGACATCGCGCCGTTTTGCAGCATCTTTGTATAAAACTCAGCTCTGGCTTTCATATCACCACGCAGTAGAGCGTTTACATTGAACTTTGCAAAGTGTGTTAACTGATCTTTATCGTTGAATAATGAGAGCCTCACGCGGTTTTCAATGCGTGTTAAATACGGCATAAGTGAATGAGTGACAAATTCTAAGCCTTGGCTTTCAATGTTTGAGAACGTTGCTTTCTCTAAGTCACCAATCATATGTGGTGGCACTCTAAAAACACCCGCTATTTCTGAGCGCTGATATTTTCTAGTTTCTAAAAACTGCGCGCTCTCTGGTGTTATTGATACTTGTACCCAATCAAGCCCACCTTCTAAAATTAAAGGTTTGAATGAATTGGAAGAACCTTGATAATCTGAAACAGAATCTTTTAATCGCTTGTATTGCTCGTCAGTTAGTTTCTCATTCGTTTTGAAACCACCAAAAGGATTCGAGCCGTTCTTGAATAACGATGAACCATGTTGTTCGGTGGCTCTGGCTAAACCTAGTGAATGTCTAGCCTGTGAAATTGGGCATACGCCGTTAACGCCGTCGATAGAAAATTGTTTGATATGCAGCACGTCAGATTGTGTCAATACTTCGGTCTTGCCGTTAGCGAACGTTACTCTGTACTCGACTGTATAATCATTATTAAGTTTAGGGACAACACAAGTGGGGTTTAGCGGTAGCAATTCTAAAACTTTACCATTAACCCGGTTGATGTAACTGTAATGATTACCTCTCAAACATAGGTGAGCAGCTACCATTTCTTTCCACTCTTGTGCTGTCTGGTAGTCGTTTGGCGCTATTGAAAGCAATCTATGAGCTGGATGTTTAAATGCTTTCTCTTTGCCTGCCTGAGTCTCGACCATTACTGATAATGGCAGCATTCCAACAGATTCAGCTATAACTTTAACGCATTGATATACGGTGGTGATTTGTAGTGCATTGGCGGGTGTAATAGATACGCCTGCGTCACTGTCATACCAATTACCTAGAACGCCTGCTAATTTTTCAGGTGTATCTATTAAATCCGCATTCTTTCGCCCAAAGAGCGATCTAATTAAATTCATAATCTTCTAATGCTCGGTTCAATTTTAATTGTTTGGGTGAGTATTCGATTCATAGCCATAAATAACGCAACCATCCCGTCTATTTTGTTGTCGTGATGCTCTTTGTTAGGAAAATAGTTTTCGTTTTTATCCAGTTTCACAACGATGTTTGAGGCCATCCAATCCATCATTGGGTTTTTATCTTTGTGCAAAGTGCCGCTGATAACTTTGGCTTCTATTTCTTTCATCGATTCAGATAAGTTTTTAACAGTTTGGGGTATTTCAACCATTGGTGCGCCATCTTGTGACAATCTAATTGACATTTGAGTTGAACCCCAAGGATCGAAACCTACCGCCCTTACGTCAAAGTCTGTAAGCATCTGTCTGATGTCAGCCTCGATTACTTCGTGATCAATAATGTCACCGTCAGTCAGAGTCAAGTAACCTTGTTTGCTCCAAGTGTCGTACATGTTGCCAATGGTTCGCGCCTTGGTGTAAATCGTGTTTTCTGGCAAATAGAATTTACAAAGGAAGTGTATATTTTCACCGTCTGGAAATGCGGCCACTACTGCCGCAACATCTAACTTGTTTGCTAGGTCCATACCAATATAACAAGGTAATGTTTTTAAATGCTCAATGTCTGCGCGTTCTGGTAGCTTTTCCCACTTGAGCATATCAAGCCATGCAACTGCAGCATTGACCCAGATGTTTAAATGTTTAGTTAGAAAGTTATTAAGTGCCGCCGGTATCTCTCTCGCTTTCTTTGCGAGGCGGCGCATATCATCTATTTTTTTGGAGCGCCCGAGGTTTGGGTTTGCCTTGATCCAATTTTCCTCGTCAAAAGGATCATCGCCTTCATCAAGTGTAAAAATAATACCAAAGTAAGTATCATCAGAAACGATGCCAGATAACACTTTTGTAATATATTCTCTTTGCTCATACCCGATACCCTGCTTATTAAAGCCTGCAGTAGTGATGGCAAGTATTAGTGGTTGTTCTCTTGCGCCTGTTCCTGTTTCTAGCACGTCCCATACTTCACGGCTTTTGTGTGCATGGATTTCATCCACTATGCCGCAATGAATGTTCAATCCATCAAGTGTGTTGGCATCTGCACTGAGCGGCTCAAACTTACTAGCTGATTTTAAGTGATGAATATTTAATCTGTGATAACCAAACAAGCGCTTTAACGGCCCTGACTTAGTGATCATTGTTCTGGCATCACCAAACACTATTCTTGCTTGGTCTTTCGTTGTCGCGGCGCTGTAAACTTCCGCCCCGCCTTCGTTATCTAGTGCGGTCATATATAAACCGATACCAGAACAAAATGTACTCTTTGAATTTTTACGCGCCACTTCAATATAAGCGGTTCTAAACCTTCTCAATCCATGCTTATCAACAAACCCAAAGAGGTTTATCAGAATGAAACCTTCCCAATCTGATAATTCGTATGGTTGTCCGGCCAACTTCCCTTTTACATGCCGGATAAAATCAGGATAGAACTCTAAAATCCTTGTGGCTTTGGCTTGATCAAATATCCAAACACCAGCATCAAGATCATCAATAAATCTTTGGCAAGATTGCTTAACTTGTTTGCATGAAACAACGTCACCTGACAATACATCAACCGCAAATTGTACCGACGATGTAAGGGTTGCCATTAAAGGCCGTATTTAGCGAGAGGATCATCCTTGTCTTGCTTGTCTGTGGTTTCAACTTTTGTCCTGGCGCTTGGTGTTAGTCCAAATTCCGTTATGTAACCCCGAAACAAACTTTCAGCTTTCTCAAGTTGTGAAACTTCTGGGCGCGATTTGTGCATCTCATCGCCTGTGTTATTCACTGTTACATAAGTGGTTCCACCGTGAACCCTGATTGCTTTCTGTAGATCTCTAATGCGTGCGTAAATACTACAAAGTATTTCTAACGCGTAACTATCCGCGAGAGTTAATACGCCCATTTTATCTAATGAATGGCAAAGATTTTTCCATGCCGTTTTTGCTTTAGCGTCTAAGTGTGCTGGGCATTTTGGTATGCCTCTCTGCGGCTTAGGTTCGTGTTTGTTTAACGCACGCTTGCCAGGGTTCCCTTTTATCAGTTTTAACACTGTAGGGGTCGGCTTAGGTGTTGGCATTGGTGTTCCTAAAAAAGTTTATAACTTGCGGAGGTGTAAGAAAACCTTTGGCGACGGTCCTGTGTGGTTAGGCTGTAGAGAAAAAGGGTGCCCCTCCCTCATCCAACCAGTAGCATCTGTTCGCCTTCATACCCATTATTGCTTTTAGCACCATTACACTTTCTACAAAGTAGCTGTGTGTTGCGCCTGTTGTGTTCTCCACCCTTACTTAGCGGGATGATGTGATCTAACTCTGGAGCTTTATCAATCATTTTGCCTCTGTCATCCTGCTTTAACTTCTTGCTGCAGCACTGGCACTTCCACTTATCTCTATTGAATACTTCGAAAGGGTTGAAAATCTCAAGGTTGAGGCTGTTTTTAATCCTCTTATCCCTTAGTATTTTTCTTCTTCTAGTTGAGTCAATCATCATTTTAGATGAGCATTGACTGCTGCAGCATTTAAATTTGCGATATCCTGGAAGTGGCGAATAATTACAACTGCACTTTGGGCATGTCTTTACTGTTCTGTTGCTGAGAACTAACTTTTTATATTTCTTAGAGTATTTATCAGCGCATTTAGTGCAGGCTTTCTTGCATGGAGATTTTGTGCAATGTACTGAGTTGCATATCCCACAATTATTAAAGTAAACGTTAGTGAATGGCGGTTGACTTTCAACTCTCGTAAATATGCCTGAACATTCTCTACTGCAGAATTTAAGCTCTTTAGTTTGATTGTGATTGAATGTTTTTTGACATTGCTTGCATTTAGCTGACTTTGACTTCTTACCGTAGCTTGGGTTTTCTTTTCGCTTCTCTCTTAACAGTTTGACATATGCGTTGTTATTGCACTTTCTTGAGCAATATAATTGCAATTTTCTTTTGCCTACAAACCATTTCCCACATTCTTTACACTCAGAATGGGCGGGGTTAGTAGGCATATTGTTTTAGGTTGCTGCAATCGCTTTAATAGAAAGCTCAACCATAAGATCAAAGCCATCTATTTCAAGTTGTGACATGTTGTGCTTTTCTTTCTCTATAAAATTAAATACAGCACTAATAAGCACTTCTCCTTCTTGTTGGATGTGATCATTATTTACTATAAGCTTCATTGTTTTACTCTTTCCCTTGCCGTCTTATCGCTGTGGTGAGCCATACACAACACTTCTAAGTTGTTATGATTATCTGTGCCGCCTTGATACTTAGGCTTAATGTGGTCTACCTGAGAGCCTGATTTAATTATTCTATTCCTTAGGCACTCTTGACATATGCCCTTATCACGCTCGATGATAACTGCTCTGATTTTGTCCCACTGATTACCATAGCCGCGTTGATGTCTATTACCTTTAATCCTTTCATTGGCGAACCATCCAGCCTTATCTTTGTGTGAGTCACAATAGCCTTGATACTTACGATCATTAACTATACTTGGACATGTTGTTACTCTGCACGCCTTACCGGGTCTAATCGGCATCAGCTTCAATGTCTAATTGATCTACTATCAATGTGAGTGTTGCAGTGATTAAGGTATTAGGTTTAATGGGGTCGATCACTATTCTTGTTATTCCTGATAGCTCAACACCATCTTGATGTACTGTAATGCCTTTGCTTGTTGGTCCGTTTGACTTAATCTTTATCATTAATAGAGCCTCGCTTTAGTGCGTCGACTTGAAGTATGTGAAGCTCTTTCTCACGCTTATTTCTTAGTTTCTGAAAATAATATGTTGTGGCGTATGTTGCTAAACACATGATGATACCGATTGTTATCGCTAATAACTCTACTGTGACAAATCCAATTAGTGCTGTAGAGCCGTTCACTGAATAGCTAGCAATGGCTGACTTATCAGTCACTTTGAAAACTTAGTATGTTTAATTAGTTTCTCGGCACTTCTTCCGGCTACGTAACCGCCCAACCCAAGTTGTAATAGTGTCCAGGCTTCATCAGCTAATCTGAACGCTAACAAGTCAAAGCTGTCAAACACGACTAAAGCTAAAAATGTCAGCATAGTGATGGGCCGCCAGTTTCTTTGTATCCAGCTCTCGCCCTGTGCCTCACTGTTAATGATTGACGTTCTTGACTCGAGTAATTGTGTTTCGTATGCGATAAATTTAGAATGTAGTTCGTTTTCTATCAATACGAGCTGATTGTTGATTTTTAGTTTTTCTTCATCGCTTGTGTGTATTGCATCAATTAGATCAACTGCGGGTCTGAATATGTTTGATATAAATGCGAATGCGTTCATCTAATATTTCCACGTGGTCGGTGATGGTTTTTTTGGGTCAATATCAACGTGAATGAATCCGTTTGCTATGCCTATGCGCCTAAACCCTACTTGATACAGAGATGATAAAATGACGTGTCTTTGATGGCCGTTGGCGACTACTATGTCAGCAGCGTGACCTGTGAGATGGGCGCTAGATGCTAAACCACCCTCTCGCTTGTTATGACTAGGGCAGCGTGTGCCTGATGTGATGCTTAGCCCTGATCCAACTATGTCACGCGCCTCTTGTAGCATTGTGACTAATTCGCGACTAATGTTATTTAATTTACAGCCGCAATTACACGCGAACTCTGAGCTATCAAAGTTTTTAGTTAATCGCATATTAATCTCGCATAAAAAAGCCCCGCGTATAGCGAGGCAAAGGGAAATACATGTTTCATTTCGGCTAATTTAGTCTGCTAATGGTATGCCACACCAAACTTTTGCACTCAGTAAGATAACAACCCTGTGCATCGTCAGGTTATAAGATTGCTAAATTTGGACGTAAAAAAACCGCAATTAAGCGGCTTATCAACAATCAGAGTCTAAACTCTTAGTGTCATAGGATAATAGAGCATGTAGATTTATTAGTCAATCAGTACCGCATTAGTTAAACACTTTAACTAAGCAGCAGCTAACCTATCCATTATGTCATGAGCAAACGTTTTAGCTGTTGATTCTGCAACATGTAATTTATCTACAGCGCTCATGTATTTATCATAGTAACAATAGGTAAACTGCTGAAAAGTCATTTTATTTGATAGGTTTTTATTGATTTCTAGGTACAGTTTTTTAGTGGTGTAAATGATACGCCCTAGACCAGTGCAGTTTTTACACTCAACTAAACGGCTTTCTTTCTTGTATAGTACTGAGCCGTTGCCTTTACACTTCGGGCATATACAAGTATCACATACCTCTCTTACTACGTGATAAGCAAGCATAGCGGATAAATCAGCATCTATATTCTGATTCACAATAAAGTCTTTGTTGATTGAACCTAACAGCTTTGCGCGTGATGTGTTGTTTAGCTGAATTTTAGCTTCTAACACTGCATTACCAACGGGCTCATAATGCTGTACTTGAGCCAATATGTTCAGTATGTCTGCTGGCGTCATTGGGTTAAGTCCATGGCTTGTGGCTTCACCTGATTGTGATTTGGGACATTCACGGCTGTATAAACGTTCTATTGACATCATTATTTATAACCCCTTATCAACAAACTTTAATAGGCATTTTTTACACTCATATCTCTTATTACCTTTTTCAACTCCGCGTTTCACCAAATTAAATGACTTACATCTTGTGCAGTGAATTGGCTCCCCTGCCAGCAAATGATTGTCAATGGTCCCGTCTTCTGGCCACTTTGCGGTCATGCTGATTTACTCATAATTCTGAAAAAAGTGGTGTATGCGGTAGCTCTTGTCATCCACATACAATGACTCGTGTAAATACAGAGAATGATAAATATGATGTTTAAAGTGAACCTCATGCTGCTAGTTCCTGTTCAAGTTGCTTAATCTTGGCCTTATAAACCGCTTTCAATTCTTTCAAATCATCAATAGTGTATTTCTTGGGGTCGTGCGGGCCTTCTATCCACTCAACCCGGTTCAGCCCAATTTTATTAATCAGATTGATTCGGTAGTTAATTAGATTGCCCGACAGATGGTTGTTACATGGGGCGCACTGTTTGAAACAATTATCCGGCTCATAGCGCAACTCTGGGCAACTTCCGCGACTGCGATAATGCCCAGCGTGATACTGTCCTGTGTGATGCCTCTGGCAACTAATGCAGGGTTGGTTTTTATCAGTGAGTCTTATCCATTTATTGAATATAACTTGGAGTTCTGACTTGTAATTAGCAACTGTTTTTAGTGACTCTTTTTTTGTCTTTGCACGAGATTTTGTTAGCTTTTTAGCTACATCTTGAATCTTTGATTTATTACCCGAATCGATAACGTAATTTAATTTGCATAAGTGAGAGCAGAAAAAACCCAATGGGGTGGTAATGCCATTCTCAATTGGCTCGTATGTTTTGCATTTAGTACATCTGCGCTTAGAGTTGGTCATTTTTATTATCTCCGTACTCAATAATAAAAAACCAATCTGGTATGTAAATATGAAAAATCACACATATGTAGGCTAGAGGTTTAGCCCACTTTTTAAGTTTTATTTTTATAACAATATTAGATTTAGCCATTAAACATTTACCAAAAAAGCAAATACACAACCAATAGCGGCGCAACAGACACAAAATATAGGGAACATAAGCTCAATACGACTAATAGGTAGATACATTGGGACTAGTGGCTGTGGTGGTGCTTTTATTTCAACTACTTCACCTGAAGCAAATGGCTGATAACGGAACCCAATTGGCAGATAAAGTGGATCAACTTTCGGAATGTATAAATCTAATAAACTCTCAATTGTTGCTTTTGAATTTTCATAATCAGCTTTTATGCTTATATATTCTTCTTGCTGAATCTTCACAATTTCAATAAGTTCGCGTTTTGTCTTCTGATCTATATTTTGGATCATTAGCTGCTCGCCATATAAATCAAAGCTACGGGCCAAAGGCAAACGGTAACAATCCTCATGTGTTTGACTTCAGATAAACCGGATAAAATAGTAAGTGCCCTTAATGCGTTCCATGTGCCAACGCCTATGATTATGTAAATTATTAATAAGATTAAATAAATCATGCTGTTTTGCTCCTAATATTCGGCCAGGGAACGTGGAAACCAAAAGAATTACCAAACCACCGGTTTAATTCTTCATGGGTTTGTAGGCATTCGACTGTAGATAAGTCGGCAGTTGATGATTTATCAGCTATGGCCTGCTGCGTTGGCCTCCATACGTGAGATTTCACGCTCGATGCGTACCAATCTATTGTCGGCTTGCTTTTGAGTAGCACCCGCATATCTATACCGCGATCATTTAACTCTTTAGCTACCCATTCAAACCAAAGGTGCATAGAATTATTTTGTAATTGACTGCGTTGCTTTTCAGTTGATACCTGGACCATCAGCCATTTTTGAAACTCCCAAGTATCTCGAACCTCTTTGATTAGAAGCTCAAGAGAGTCACGGCTATTAACTATTCTAAATTTGCCGTTCATGCTGCATCCCCTCTCAATTTCTTACGGTCCTGTGCGTCCTCGGCTTTCATTCTCTGAGCCTGCGCTTTTTTCTTAGCTGCCTCTAACTCTGACATTTCTATTTTTTTGTACAGGGCTGCTTGGGCGTTAGTGAGTAGGTTAGTTTTCATAGTTCAAGCCCCTTCTTTTTCTCATATCGTTTGGTTTCTGCTTGAACGTGAGATGTTAGCTCTCTACCTGTTAGATTTTTGAATGAACTAAACTCCCCTTGAAATATTGTTCCAACAGTTCCGAGCGGTCCGTTTCGTTGCTTTCCTATGATTATTTCAGCCAAACCCTTGTCGGTTGTCTGCTCGTTATAAACTTCATCTCTGTACACAAATAAAATTACGTCGGCATCTTGCTCAATGGCACCCGATTCTCTTAAATCTGCGTTTGTTGGTCGCTTATTAGTTCTTGATTCAAGCGACCTATTTAACTGTGACAATGCAATTACGGGACAATCAAATTCTTTGGCTATGCGTTTAAGGCCGTTGCTGATTTCGGTCACTGTTTGCGTTTTATTTTCTGATTTTGGACCGGTCATTATTTGCAAATAATCTACAAACACTTCATCAACTTTTCCATATTTACGCTGAAAACGTTTTAGAGCTGTTTTCATATCAACCAGGTTAATGCCGCCTCTGTCGTCAATATCCAGTACCATTTTAGATTCATTCAAATTACCAATGAAATTAGTTAGGTTTGTGTGGTACTCCTGATTCATACCTACGCCCTGAACTTCATTGCCCTCCCTATCGTATTCGTTAGCAGGTGATCGGAGTGCTTGGATAGGAATACGGCCCGATTCACTAGCCATTTTAAGAACTAGTTGGTCCTTTGGCATTTCTAAACTAAAAAACATAACTTTCTTGCCTGATTTGGCGGCATGATTTGCAAAATTGAGGGCTAATGTTGTTTTACCCATGGATGGCCTTGCAGCAATAACAATTAAATCAGAGTTTTGAAAGCCGCCTGTTTTTTTATCTAAATCAGCCAGGCCACTTGATATACCGGTTAATCCTTTGGCCTGTAGTGCAATTTCAAACTTATCTAAGAATTTATAAACACCTGATTTAATTGTGGTGTCTTGCTGTGCGCTTCTGGTGCCTTCTGACACCGCTGTTAACTCACTCTCAGCGATTAATAATAACTCGTCGGTTGTTCTTCCCTCTGCGTTATAACACGCATCACTAATTGTGTATGAAGCGCTAATTAAGTTTCTAACTGTACTGCGACTCTCAACAATTTTTGCATATTCAGCGGCGTTAGCTGTGCTTGGTGTGTTCTTAGCCAGTTGACCTATGTACGCCATACCTCCGCATTTTTCTAACAGGAATTTGTCTTCCAGGTAATCAGACAGCGTAATCAAATCAATACGAATGTTTTTAGAAATCATTTCGCTCATGTTTTCAAATATCATTGCGTGAGAACGGTTGTAGAAGTTGTTGGCGGTTACAAAATCACTAACTTCATCAAAACATTCCTCTTTGATTAGAATTGAGCCCAAAACACTTTGTTCAGCCTCGATTGAATGTGGAGGCACTTTTAATTTTTCAATTATTTGTGGGTGATTAACGGTCATTTTTAGCACCCTCCCAAATGTTCAAAAAGTTAGCCTGCTTTATCAAATAATCAAAAGTGATGTTGTAACTTCCTGATATCATCCAAGAGCAGCTTGTGTTGATGTAATTGAAATACTTCCCCCAATTCTCAACACTGCTTTTCAAATCATTAACGTGTCTAGCTTTGATTGATGCGCGTCTGGCAGAACTTAATTTTTTTGGTTGTGGCAACGATGGGAAATGTTCACCAAATAGATTTACAATTTCTTGATATGGAATATTTTGAGATTTTACAGGTGAAAACTCGTCAGGGTTTTGACAAGTACCGTTAGGTACTATTCTTTCTTGTTGTTTATATCCCTTGTTGTTATTAGGGTTAGCCATCGGTTCTGCTATCGGTTTTGCTATCGGTTTAGCATCGCTCTGATAGTCGCAACTGGCGTGGGTTTGAATCGGTTTTTGTTGCGGTTTAGCTAACGGTTCTACAATCGGTTTTAAAACCGATGCTTTTTTAGACTGGAATTTAGCCCAATTTTTGATAGTAATGACTGTGCATTGGTCCTTACCTTTGCCAATTATTCGCTTGGCAAGGAAGCCATCAATTTCAAGTGTCTTTAATACCGTCTTAATGGCGCTTTTAGCGGCTTCATCAGGGTTCTTGGATGATTTGTACAGTCCGTAAACTGCGCTACTCTTAGCTAGTTTTAGGCCTGTTGTAGCATACTCACCGACATCTAAATCTATGTCATGACTACCGTATTTTATGGCATGTGGTTTGTAACTGGCTTTCCTGATTAAAAACTGAACGACTAACATGCAGTACGGATCATCGCTCCACGATTGGCTGTCAATACTTTGATGCTGTAGAACGAACCCATTAGCTTTTTTCATAGGCTCGACTCCTTGGCTTGAACTAATTACTTTTAAATTGGGGCGACTCATTAGCTCACCGCCCGTAATACTGTTTTTCTAGCTCTCTCAGCATCGCCCAGCACACGTTCAGCAACTAACGCGTCACTTATTAACACTTGCAGGTCTTTACGTGTCATAGACGTTGTGTTGTAGCCGTTTGCTGTTGATAGCTGAATGCCTTTACCAAATATTTGAATGTTGATTTTTCTTTCTAATTTGCTCATACTTACCTCGTTTAGTAATGAGGCTCCTAGCGTTGTCGCGCATTGATGGAGCCTTTTTATTGAATTGAATTTATATAGACGTGAAAAGCAAATGCTTTAATAAATACCCTTCCAACATCCATATTTTTTCACGCGCGTTGTTAAATGCTATTTTTTCACCGATTTCAGAGTTAAAATTCTCTGGACTAGCACAGGCACTCTCACCAGTGACCGTGAAACCGTTTTCGAGGGTTAAACAGCAAACTGTTAGACACGTATCACCAAACACATGAAACGCCTTGCTAGCTATTACTGAGTCGATTGAGCTGGGCGTTAAACGTGGAGCATTTAAACCCTTGGCTTGAATCTCTTTTTCTATTTCTTGTTCTGACATAATTACCTCGTTGTTAACTGCCCGGTAACTCCGGTAGTTGGATCTTCGGCTGGGTTACTCCCGACCCTTAAAGACTTCACCTTTGCCTTTTGCCGAGTCCCTGTTATCTCGAACGTTTAACGCATCTACATAGAGTTGCGTGTGGAGCACCTGAAAACCGCAATTAAGCGGCCTTCATTTTTCTTACAATTGCAGTGGTGGGTGACGCAAGTTCTAATACTCGTTCTTTACCTGCATCAAAAATAATCTGTGCTGCCTGGTTAATCGTTATATTTCTCTGTTTTGCGAACTTCTGTACTAACTGCATTTCCTGATCGCTCAGGTCTATTAGGGTCATTCAAAGGGCCTCTAAAGTGATGTGAAAGCCCAATTCTCAGGACTTCCAGTTGTTATCATGCTTCTATATTGTCAGTAACATGATTTACGTTTACTACGTTGAGGCCGCGCAAAAATATGTCACGTACTACAACTGCTTTTTGTCCTCCAGTGCTTTTTACAATAGCGTCAAGCATCTCGTTTATGTCGTCGTCAAAACGTACCTTTACTTCATGTTTTTTGATTAAACGTTCATTTGCATACATAGATAAATCCCTATTAGCTGGCTTTTTTGTATTCTTCAGGTGGGTAAATGTCTGGGCGGAGTTCGTGGCGAGGTATTCCAGTTATCTTTTCAAGCTCTATTACTCTTTTTGGTGGAATCTCACCTTCAAACCACTGACCCACAGCTTGCCTAGATATACCAAAGTGTTTTGCAACTCTGTTTTTATTTATTTTTGGTTTCACAAAACCGCTCCGGTGTGTTTTATACATAGTAATGTAAGTCTGCACTTTACATATGTCAAGTGGGGATTGGTTTTATTTGATTTAAGTTCAAAGCATAATTGCGATTATGAATAGAATAAAATCCCCCACAGAAGAAGAAAAAGCCATTGCAAAATGGCTTACTGAAGGCTTCTCAGACAAAAGCAAAAAGAAGTCTCACCTTGCTGACTTGTGTGACGTGACTCGTCAAGCTGTTGGAGACTGGAGTAAATATGGAAAAGTTGATAAAAGGCATTTTAGAAAAATCAGCGCGTATCTTGACAGACCGATACCGGATAAAGTTTTTGGTGCAGAATTTACAGAAAGAAAAGGAACGACAAGTTCTGAACTTAGAGCTGGTAAAACTAATAGTTCATTGCAGGTAATTAGAAAAAATTTAAGGCAAGACATTCCAGTAGGCCTCAATCTCGGTCATATTGATTCTTGGGATAGCTCTACACCACTAGACGATGATGAAGTGGAACTACCATTTTTTATGGATGTAGAATTAGCAGCAGGAGCAGGCTCGGAATTGACTCAAGAAAATCATGGACCTAAATTAAGGTTTAGCAAATCAACTCTAAGAAATTGCGGAGTAGATCCATCTAATGCAGCTTGCGTAAAAATTTCAGGGAATAGTATGGAGCCTCGTCTGCTTGACGGTGATGTTGTTGGTGTTAACCTAGGCGATAAACGCGTAGTTGACGGAAAGACCTATGCAATTAACCATGATGGTTTATTGCGTATTAAGCGTTTATATATGTTGCCAGGTGGAGGGTTGAGAATTAATAGTTTTAATGGATCAGAGCATCCAGACGAAATTTTAAAATTAGGTAATCGTGAGCTTGTGAATATTATTGGCCGTGTGTTTTGGTCGTCAAGCATTTGGAATTAAAAGGAATAACAATGTCAGAAAACATTAAATCTACAGAAGGATTGATTACTGCCGAGTCGTTTGCTAAAGCCAATAATATGGAAGAAAGCAAGGTGATAGAAATGATCCGAGACGGTACTTATGTTGGAAAAATAGTAGGTAAAACGTGGGTGATTGATACAAATTTTTCATCTAAGAATGAATCAATTACCAGTAACACTGGTAATAAAAACCCACACCAAGCAGATTTAAATAAAGCTCAAAGTGCCTTTAATGTTGGTAGTACCTTAAGTGTAATTAGTACTGTTATACATATTTTGTTAGCTATTATCTTTTTTGTTGCAGGTGGGATATCACAACAACCAGCTTATCTTTTTTTAGTTTTTGCAGCATGCGCTGGAATTCTAGCATCTTGGGCGATCATTCATGCTTTGCTTAGTATCGTTGTCACAAATGCGCTGACTGCTAAATATATGATTTACAATAGTTCTAAAAACAAAGGTTAAGGCCACATTTTCTTATTATTCACATCTTTACTTAGTCGCAAGAAATTGTATTTGTCTCAGTAAGAAAAACAAAACAATCTGCAAATAAAAATAGAAACCCGCCAATCGAGCGGGTTTTTTGTGCCTATTAAAAATAATTGTAAATCTATACTTGACACAACTAAGGCGTAATGTATATTTAATGTAAGTCTGCACTTTACTTAAATGAGCAATTAAATGAGCAACGTAATTCCTTTCAAATTCAAATCAAGTGAAGTCCGAGTAATTGATCAAAACGGTGAGCCAATGTTTATTGCAAAGGATGTTGCTGATCTACTTGGTTATGCAAATACGTCAGAAGCGATTCAAGACCATTGTAAGAACGTTAAACTTATAGGTGGTAGCGAATTGCTAGTATCCAGTGATTACAAGGCATGTAGAGCAGCTGGTTATTCTCACAATCAATCCGTAACTCAATATCAAATAATTCCAGAACGTGACGTTTACCGTTTAATCATGCGTTCGAAAATGCCAGAGGCTGAAAAGTTTGAAGATTGGGTGGTTGGTGAAGTCCTTCCTTCTATTCGTAAGACTGGCACCTACCAATCACAACAGAATATGCCTAAGAGTTTTGCTGAGTCATTACGTTTAGCTGCTGACTTGGCAGAAAAGCTTGAAGCCGCACAACCCAAAATAGCGTTTGCCGAAGCGGTTAACGATTCAATCAATAGCGTTTGTATCAGAGACTTTGCCAAATCAGTTGGCACAGGACAAAACAAGCTTTTCGCCATGCTTCGTGAAGGAAGTTATGTGATGGATAGTTTTAGTCAAAGAAATAGACCTTACCAGAAGTACGTTGATCAAGGTTTATTCAAACTTCAAGAGAAAACTCGCAAAGATCAGAACGGTGAAATTCAACTTTGGTTTAAAACGCTTATTACAGCAAAGGGCCAGATGTACTTTCAAAACAAATTTTTCAGCAAGGTAGCTTAATTATGAACGCAGCAATCAAATCAAATCAAATTCTAAACTCAAGTTTTAGCGCTATTTTTGGCACTAGCGTTGAGTTAGTCAGTACAACTGAGCCAGAAAACAGTGATTTACAAAACTTCGAGTTTTTCCGCTCTGAAATAACCAATGCGCTTACGACTGGCGGGTTTTACCAGCTTGTTTACCCAACTAGTAGGGTCAACTGTTTAGATCAGCAGGACATTGTTGACGCGACGTTTGATGGCAAAAATATCGAGGCTATGCACTATCAGCTAATGACGACTAAAAACGAGTTTGACGTTATTCCACTTCGTCGAGCAGTCATAACGTTAGCAATTGAGGCGCTGGCAAATACCTGGGCAACAGAAGAAGCAGCGAATGTAGGGAGTCAATAATGGCAATTAGAAACACAGAAGGTACTTATAGCGATTTTGCTATTGAGTGCCGCAGTATTGAAGGTTTGACAGTCAATAGCGGGAAAGTTTCAGCAAAGCTGGAGGGTGTCAACTTGCACCATGTTTTCGAGCAGCTAACAGCGGAGCAAATCATTCAGCTAATACCTGACCAAGCAACGCTAGATTTAATTTACAGCATGTTGTGTGTTTCAGAAGCAGCTTAAAAACAGCCCTAGTTAAAGGGCTCAACCACCTACTAACCGAAGTTTAGACGCAGAGGTTAGTAGACAACAGTACGGAGTTTAAAAGAATGACATTCAAAAAGCTACACAAAGCGCAGCAGGCTAAACGCATATTAAGGCGTTTGGGTTTGCAGTTAGTTGTCCAGGGTCGACCCTCTGGATGGGTTTTAACATTTTCCAAAAGTGAGGTGACGTTGTGAGCAATTCAGCAGAAAACAATCAACCTGGCACTAACGTTGCCCATGTTTCCACAACAGACATGATCCTAGATTATAGAGCTATGGAGTCAATGAACACGTTAGCTAATCTAATGGCAAACGGTCAGGCGACTGTTCCAAAGCATCTACAAGGTAATCCAGCGGATTGCATGGCAATTATTATGCAAGCAGCACAATGGAGAATGAACCCTTTTGCAGTAGCCCAAAAGACGCACGTAGTTAGCGGAACGCTTGGCTATGAAGCGCAACTAGTTAATGCGGTTATATCATCATCTAAAGCTATCAATGGCCGCTTTCACTATGAATATGGCGGTAACTGGGAAGTTAAAGGTAATGGCTCGGCAGAAAAAATTCAGTCGGGTGTCAATGTCAATATGGGTAATACCATTGATAAAACATGTTGGGTTAGTGTTGGCGCAATACTTTCTGGCGAAGATAAAATTCAATGGGGTGAGCGTTTATACCCTGCCGATGTAACCACGAAAAATTCAGCTTTATGGAAAACCAACCCGAAACAGCAAAGCGGTTATCTGGCACTTAAATATTGGGCTCGTTTGTATGCGCCTGCGGTAATTATGGGTGTTTATTCTTCTGACGAACTTGAGCCAGAAAAAGCGCCGGTTGAAAAGGTTGTCAATCCAATAAGAGAGTCAAGCGAAGGTGAAGCACCCGCCAAAGCTGACAAGCCTGACTTCACTCAAGATGAACTTAATCAAAAAGCAAATAAGTGGGCAAATTCAATTAACGCTGGCAAAGACCCTGTTGATTTAATCGATATGTTGGAAGAAAAATACGCCCCGTTATCTGATTATTTTAAAAAACAAATTATGGAATTAAATAAGGAAAAAGCAGCATGAAAAAGTTAAAACTTATTCCAGGCACAAAAGAATGGCTTTTATTTCGTTTGGATCATCAAAACGCCTCAGAAGCATCGGCCATGTTTGGCGTACATAAAAACATTAGCCGCACACAGTTGCTTGATCATAAAAAAGGCTGGACGACTGATGTGAATGATTTTACTCAGTCACTTTTTGATAAAGGTCATGCTACCGAGGAAATGGCAAGACCTATCGCAGAACATGTGGCAGATGAAGATTTTGTAGTAGTAGTTGGTGTGCTGGAAGATTCAATGTTTCTTGCTTCATTTGATGGTATGTCATTGTTTGGTGATGTTCTTTTTGAACACAAGCTGTACAACAAAGTGCTTGCTGAAAACGTCAGAAATAACAAACTTGAACCACATTATTATTGGCAATTGGAGCATCAATTATTAGTCTCAGGCGCAGATAAAGTTTTGTTTGTTACCAGTGATGGCACTGACGAAAATTGGGCTGATATGTATTACTACTCCATACCTGAGCGACGTGAGCAATTAATCGCAGGCTGGGCGCAGTTCGCTATCGATTTAGAAACCCATGAGCCACAGGCTAAGGCTGAAAAGGTTGTAGCAGAAGTAATAAGCGACTTACCGGCTATTAAGTACCAGATGAATGGTATGGCGTTAAAGTCTAACCTGGATGATTTCCACCTTAAAGCACTTGCACTAATAGAAAGAAGTAATGGTACGCCACAGACGGATCAAGACTTTGCTGATGCAGAAGCAAGACAAAAAACGTTTAGCCGCGGCGAAGCTGCTTGTGATAATGCTTGTGAGTTGGCGCTAAGTGAATCTGCCGACATTAGCGCATTCGTTAACAGCTTACGTGAAATAAAAGAGCAACTTCGCCAATCAAGATTACGCGAATCAAAGCTTGTTAAATCGCGTAAGGAAGAATTGCGCGAATCAATAGCTGTTAAAGCAACCACAAAGGTTAGCGATAATTATAAATTTTTCACACAAATTGGTGTTAACCCTCCTGTAGACGAAAAAAGCGTAAATACTACAATCATCAATGCAATGAAAGGTAAAAAAACTATTGATTCATTGCAGGATGCCGCAGACACAGCTGTTTCAAAAATAAAAATATTACTTGGTGAACAACTTTACATCGTCAATGAAAACGCATCGTTTATGCAAAGTTTCAAAGAGTTTAAGTTTTTGTTTTCTGATTGGCGCGACATTGCATTCAAAGCTAACGATGATTTTCAAGCCATGGTTAAAACTCGCATAGCTGAACACAAAGAAGCAGAGCAGATTCGCTTGGATGCCCAACGTGAACAGATACGCATTGAAGAAGAAGCCAAGGCAACTGCTAAAGCTGCGGCTGAACAAGCTAAGGTTAATGCTGAAAATGTTGCTAAGGCTGCGGCTGAAAAATCCAAACTTGACGAAGAAGCCAGTTTAAGAAATGCAAGAGCCAAAAAATCGTCTGATGAAATAGAGGCGTATTTTTTAGATGCTCAAGCAACCAAGGATGCTGAACAGTTAGAAGCCAGAAGGCAATCTGAGGGCGCATACGAAAGAGGTATCAGTGACGAACGCTTAACCCAACGCACTGGCAACAACCATACAACCAGTGAGTCTGTAGATACTCCTGTTGCTCCTGCGTCTACTCCTAACACCGCTAACGGTTTAACTAAGAGTGTTTTTGGCCGTTTGCCATCGTTAATTGAAGCCGCTTTCGCAGCCGGTTATCTAGCGGGGCAAAAAGAAACAAAAATAATAATAGAGCCCAAGAAACATGCTCTAGCAATGGCTCGTCAGTATGCAAGTGGTGAGGCTGCGTAATGGCTAATAAAATCACAATCGCAAACTTGAGGCCAAGAGTTTTAGCACCTTCCGACAACCTTTTGCCTGGTGTAAGGAATAATAGGGATAAATTCCAAACGTGGTTATCTATTTATGGGAAAAACACATTTCTTGGTAGTTTTCCCACCAATATTGATGCTGGTGTTGCTTGGCTTGAAGCAAAGGTTAAACGAGACAATAGTTATCTCGAAGACTTTAAAAACAATCTTTCTGTAGATGTGGCGAAGCTTAAAAGCATGAAAGAAGCGCAGGCCAGAGAAAATAAACGTGATTTTGCGGCTTAGATGAACCCTTCAATCACATTAATACAAGGCATGGAAACAGCTAAGACGATTAATTCCGTCTTGGCTGCAACCAGGATTAAGAGTGAGGGCTTAGTGAATGCAATTACTGAGCATTTAATTCTTAACTACCCGGCAGCTTTAGCTTACACGACCAACGGAATTAGCCAGCAAGGTTTTGAGCGTGGCGTAAAAGCAATGAATAAAGCGTATCGCAAGCTTGAAAGTGATGTGATTGATAACATCAGTAAGGATAAAGCATGAGCGACTTAGTAAGTTCAGATTTAGACGATGATATGAAAAATAGTTGGGGTACTGACCCTGTTGTATTTAACGCCATGAATAAAGAATTTAACTTTGGGTTAGATGCTGCGGCTAGCGATAAAAACCATCTGGTACCCAATTACTTAACTAAAGAGCAAAACGCTTTAACGGTGGATTGGGAACTAAAATTTAACTGGTCAGAAATAAAAAGCGTATGGGTAAACCCGCCCTACGGCAGAGGATATATTCAGAAATTTATGAATAAAGCCATTGAGCAAAAAGCAAAAGGTGTAACAACTGTAATGCTGGTACCCGCCACCCTTGACGCTCAATGGTTGCCATTACATTCAATATCAGAAATCAGAGTTGTGACAGGTGGCCGACTTAGTTTTTATCATCCTGTAACTGGTAAAAAAGTGAATGGAAATACTAAGGGCTCAATGTTCGTAATTTTCCGACCTTCATCAATGCCTTGTTTTATTCGTTTAATCGATAGAAATGAGTTGTTGAGTTTAGGTTCCACTGAGGTATTAGCAGCATGACAATTACAAATAGTCCAAACAAAGTTATCCGACAAAAGAAAGTTTATTGGGATAGCAAGATAAACGAAATAAAAACACTTGTTGTCATTCAAGGTTATCGCATGAAGCAACTAGCGTTACATTTTGATTGTAAAGAGTCTGCAATCTTAGCAATTTTAAAGCATCGCGGAATAAGTGTCATTTTACTTAGACACAGACACGCTAAAGGTGAGGACGTTTTCAATGATTAAACTGACACCAAGGCAAACGCAAGTGCTCGAATTAATTATAAATATTCACGTTCTAGGAGTGAAATATAAACATGAAGACGCGGAATAAAAAATACAACCCTAATCGTGTCTCGGCAATACGAACCAAAAACACGCTGGCCAAATATTGCATCATCAATGTAAACAACCAGGGCGGTTTGTGCAGGCTTTCAAAGTTGACAGGTGAAGAAGTTCAGGTAAGCAGCGCAATACATGAAACACTAACTTTGACGCGCTTCAACTGGTCAATCTACATGGCAGCGTTTGGTATTAACGGCAGTCAGAACTACACAAAATCAAAAATTGTAATATCCGATAAGCCTTACCTGCAATCTGAATTGATAGAACGCTTAAACACCGAGCATCAAAAAATATTACGCGGCTTCAACCAGTCTCACCTATGCGGGTTTGGTTGGATAGCATCACCGACTGGCCATGATTTTAGTGAAGCCCAAGCTTACGACTTGTTTGAGAAGTATGGCGCTTTTGAGGAGTTAGCAGCATGAGCGGCGCTCGTGAAGTGGCAGAGCTTGCAGTAGATAATATTGATAGCTTGATTGCAGAAATGATCGAAGGTAACCACCAAGATAATTGGGTTTCACTAGGCCGTGTGCTGCTTGAAGGCAAAGAACTGCAGGTTCAGTTGAAAGTAACATCGATAAAAGCTGATTTTTACGAGTCAGACGAAGAAGATTTGGAGGCCGTATGAACGTCAGAACTATAAAGGCATATTGCGCTGAATTTGGCGAGACAGAAACTTCTGTAACTAAGCGTATTGACAATGGAGTGTGGGCAGAAGGTCAACAATGGCATAAAGTAAAGGGTAGTAAGTCACGTTGGATTGATCTTGAAGGGGTTGAGAAATGGGTAAGGAACGGGGGAAGCTCCCGCGCGGCGTAAGCGTAAGGGAGAATAAAAGCGGCGAATCAATACAAATCGCCTTCACTTACAAAGGTATGTATTGCAGGGAGAACATATCTTTACCTGGTAACAAAAAAAATATTAATTACGCATCAAACTTATTAGGTGAAATTAAAGGTCAGATTGAACGAGAAACTTTTAAGTATGCAAATTTTTTTCCTAACAGTTCAAAACTTAAAGTGCTTGGCCATGCAGTAAATGAAAATAAGACGATTGCTGATTACCTAGACGATTATCAGCAATCGTCAATCAAACGCGGATTATCCCCTTCTACTTTGGAGGGGTACCGCAAAATCAAACTGGCATTGTCTGAGCTGCATGATTTGCCAGTTAAGTTGCTAACCCCTGCCCGTTTAAAGCAATTTATAAAAGAGTCTGGTAACTCACCAAAGACGCTTAGAAACAAGTTTAGTTATTTACGATCGGCACTTGCAGAAGCGGTCACTGATGGTTTAGTACCGGTCAATCCTGTAGATGGTATAAGCCTATCAAACTATGTGGCAAAAAATAACAAAGTAAGCTTGCAGAACGAGCATGAAGATATTAAGCCCTTTGCGCCAGATGAAGTATCTAAGATTTATGATCACTGCAGAGCTGATGAATTAAACATAGTGAAGTTATTATTTAATACCGGCATGAGAAGTTCGGAATGGTCGGCACTTAGATGGGCTGATGTGGATTTTACGAATCGTGTGATCAACGTTAGATCAGCAATTGTTCATGGTATTGAAAAGGGAACCAAAAGCAAAGCCGGTAAACGTGCGATCCCGATAAATGATCTAGCGTTAGAAGCTTTGCAAGATCAAATGCCTAAATCGTATCTCATGAGTGAGTTTGTATTTTCCAAGAATTACAAGACGGTGGTTAGAGTCCTCGATGGGGAACTTAACCGGATCAATCCAGATTCTTTTAGAAAGCACAGATGGACCAGAATATTAAAAGAGGCGCAAGTGCAGTATCGATACCCGTACCAGGCAAGGCATACATTCGCCACAATGCACATATCAGCAGGTGTAAATATTTGGCAGTTAGCGAACTGGATGGGTCACGCATCACCTGAGATGCTATTTAATCACTACGGTAAGTTTATAGAGTCATATCAGAAAGAATCTGAACAAATTAACACCCACACAACACGCAAAGTATAAATAAAAAATAATCTCATTAAAAAACAGTAATTTATTAAAATTAGGTGGCGGGTTCGAGTCCCGCCAGCTCCACCAAATAAAGACTCGAAGATAGACGAAAACCCCGTTAAAGCCTGATTTCAGTGCCTTTAACGGGGTTTTTTATTGCCTAACGTTCAATAACGTTCGTTGACAGTCTGGTTTTTAGTGGTACATTTAGTGGGACAAACTTACTGATCAATTATTTGTACCACTAAAATGCCTAAAATAGCCAAACCACTTACAGACTCACAGATATCAAGAGCAAAACCTAAAGACAAAAATTATACGCTTACAGACGGCAAGGGATTATCTCTACGTGTTCGTTTTGGTGGTACAAAAGATTGGGTTTTTCGTTACAAACTCCCTTATTCAGATAAGCGTGTTGATATGAGCTTTGGTATTTATCCAACGGTGACATTAGCTCAGGCAAGAGGTAGGCGTTCTAAAGCACATGAATTATTAGCCAACGAGATTGACCCTCGGGCATTTAAGGAAAAGACCAAGCGTGTTGCAACTGCAGCCAATGCAAATACGTTCACTAAAATAATGAATGATTGGATTGAAGTAAAAGCAACCAAGGTTAGTAAAGATCACGCAAGTAAAATTAAACGCTCTATTAACATGCACATTATACCTGCTGTTGGTAAGCGCCCTATTAGTGAATTGACTGCATCAGAAGTAATTGAAGTGTTGAAGCCTGTTCAAGCTAAAGGACACTCAGAGCAAGTTAAGCGTCTATGCCAGCGTATTAACGAGGTTATGGACTTTGCAGTTAATACCGGAGTGATTAGCCTTAATCCGCTTTCAAAAATGCATGCGGCATTCTTAACACCTACTAAAACACATCTGCCCACATTGAAACCTGAAGAACTACCCAGGTTGATGCAAACATTAAACATAGCCAGTATAAAAATAGTGACGCGCTGTTTAATTGAATGGCAATTACACACAATGGTTAGACCAAGTGAAGCAGCAACAGCGAAATGGCAAGATATAGACTTTGAAAAACAGCTTTGGTCAATACCTGCAGATAATATGAAGAAAAAAGGTAATGGGGATCATCTTGTCCCACTAACCGAGCAAACATTAAAACTGTTAGATTTCATTAAACCAATTAGCGGTCATAGAGAATATGTTTTTCCTGCCGATCGTGATCCCCGATCACATGCAAATAGTTCTACCGCCAATATGGCGCTAAAACGCATGGGATTTGATAAGCAATTAGTCGCACATGGATTAAGAGCATTAGCCAGTACCACATTAAACGAAAGAGGCTTCGATCCTGATGTGATTGAAAGCGCTCTAGCCCATGTAGACAAGAATGAAGTTAGACGCGCTTATAATCGAGCCGAGTACCTAGAGCGCCGCAGAACATTAATGTGCTGGTGGTCTGAACATATTGAAAGTGCAGCAACCGGCAATATGAGTTTGGCAAATGCGAGAAAGGCTTTGAGAGTCGTTAACCAATAAATACTTAACTAGCTTACTAAGTTTAGGGTAGCTCCCGAATCGCCAGAACACTACTGGCCTGAATTGGTGATTTATTAGGGAGTTTGTAAAAAGGGATGCAAATGGTCAAAAGAATAAAAGAAATTCCTAGTTGGTTTGATGTCACCAACTATCAGTCATTTAAAGAACTTGATGATAAAAACCTAATGGAAGAGTTTTATTATCGCCGAAGAAACTACAGAGAAATACTAAATAACCCAAATGGGCTTCGCAGCAAATTTCATATGGAACCAGTATTAAAAGGCAGTCCGAGTATCTTAAATCACCGAGCCCTTACACATAGATATTTAGAGGAATCAGATCATAATAAAGGTTTCGAAAAAGTTGAATGTTATTTTTCAGAATTTCCTCTACAAGAAGAAATACACACTGATTCAGATAATGTTTTCCGGCTAATAAATGCAGGCGATTTACTGAGTTTAACGGAATCTATCGATGATAAAATAAGATTAGAAAACGGATGTGAGGCAACTATTGACTCTTGTCTGGAAGTTAACATTTCAAAGTGGTCACAATTCCTCGACTTTTCTATAGATAGTATTAGATATACACCCCCAGATAAAAGAGCCACAGAAGGATATGCTGAAAAAATCCATTTAAGTTTCGATTTAAAAAAATTGACGGACACTGAAATTGTTGAAAGGCTTAAAGCAAAGCTTCCTGTTTGGAGAAAAGAATTAGAAACGGAAGAGCCTGAATGGAAATATGAACTAATAGCTAAAGAAGCTGAAATTAATAAAATTACCAGTTATGAAGTTTTCGCCTTACAAGATCTGTTTATTTGGCAAAAAATTAAGAATATAAAAATTGCTGACTCAACAATCGTTGATTCAATTTACTCAAATTCGGTATCAGAAAAAAAATATCGAGATACTAGATTAACGTTTTTCCATAGGATTTTTGAAACTAATTTTTTTCATCCAGCTTATTGGGAAGACATTTAAATTACTTAAAAAGACTCAAACGATCCAGGCACTCTAAAACTTGCCGAAATAAAAAGAATTTTTTTTCTGTATCTCCTGATTTAAATATCTCTAAAATTCGATATCAGTTATTAACCAACAAAGCGAAACTGATATGCACTACATCAATTTAAAAGTAATTCGTAAACCAGAGGCTTGCAACTTAGCAGGCCTATCAAACACAAGTTTATTCGAACAAACCAGAAAAGGAATATTCCCACCACCTATATCACTGGGCGCTAGGGCTGTCGGCTTTATTTCTCATGAAGTCCAAACAGTATTAGCAGCTAGATCGATAGGCAAATCAGATGATGAAATCCGTCTGATAGTTAAAGCGCTAATAAAAAATCGTGAGACTTCTGCGAACGAACTACTCAAGCATCTAGTTCGTGGGGTGACAACATGAATTATCAAAAAAAACTTAACGCCTCTATTCAATTTGGCCTGCTGGTGGATTGTTTAGTAGAAGACGAACAAATTCATCGAGTCGCCACAACAGCAAAACCCAAAAGTAAGAATGGCTGGTATGTGTCATATGGTGACTTACTAGTCATGGGCGACTGGTTAACAGGTGTAACTGAGATTTGGAAACCAGAAGGCCACCAGAGAAGTTTGGATGATAGGCAATTAATTAAAGACGCAATAGAGCGTAGCAAACAACAGAAACTATTGAATCAGAGGCAAGCAGCCAAGGAGGCTAAGACACAATACCAGAAGGCTCAACAAGTGGTTGTTCACCCTTATCTAACAAATAAAGGTATTGAGCAAGTAGAAGGTCTCAGACTGTCTGGTAAATGGTTATTGGTGCCACTTTATAACATCGCATCAAATGAACTAGCGAATCTTCAACGCATTGCCCCTAACGGAACAAAGTTGTTTTTAAAAGGAGGTCAGATAACAGGTACAGGATGTCTAATAGGATTAAATGGTCGCCTTCTAAACGATAGAATTTATATTTGTGAGGGTTACGCAACTGCAGCAAGTGTTCATCATATGACAGGCCAACCGGTTATAGCAGCGATGAACGCAGGTAACCTATTGCCCGTTGCCAAAGCGGTTATAAAAAAGTGGCCTGATAATGAGATTGTTATTGCTGGTGATGACGATTGGATGACAGAGCAAACTAAAGGTATTAACCCCGGTAAATCTAAAGCCATTGAAGCGGCGCACAAAACAGGCTCAAAAGTGAGTTTTCCACCTTTTACCCTAGAAGAAAAAAAGATTGGCTTAAGCGACTGGAACGACTACTTCCTGAGCATAAACAATAAGGCGGTCGCATAATGACTAACCCTATTGAAAAAGCCACAACAGCCGGTTTGTTAACTGATATGAATGACAATCAAGCGATCGCATATTTGGCAGCGCTCGAAACCTTAGACTATGACAGGCAGAGAACAAAAGCCGCCAAGCAGCTAAATGTTCAAGTTAAGACACTCGATACATTAATTTACAAAACCAGAAAAGAATTAACCAAAAAGGATGAAGCTGACGATAGCGTTATTTTTCCTAGAGTAGATATGTACCATGAGGAGGTAGACGGGGAGCAACTGTTAAACCGAATTGAGGCAGCATGCAAGCGTCATGTTATTTGTGACCAGACAACAAGGACGGCAGTCTCCCTTTGGATAACGCTTACCTGGTTAATTGATTATGTCGAGTGCTTACCCATTGCCAATATTACGGCACCGGAAAAAAATTGTGGTAAATCAACTTTGCTTAGTTTTATTGGTGCCTTAGCATTCCAGTCACTTACAACCAGCAATATAACATCCGCCGCTTTGTTTAGATCTATTGAGAAATGGCAACCAACATTACTAATAGATGAAGCTGACAGCTTTGCAGATGATAACGAGGCTATCAGGGGCATCATCAATGCAGGACATACCAAAGGAAGCGCACATACTATTCGATGCGATGGTGATGATAACGAGCCTAAATTATTTAGCGTATGGGGCGCCAAGGCTATCGCTGGAATAGGTAAACGAGCGGGAACAATAGAAAGCCGCTCAATAGATTTAAGACTTAGACGTAAAGGCCCACACGAACAAACAGATCGGATGAAAAAGGGGAAATCAGAATTTGCCATTATTCAACAGCACTTAGCTAGGTGGACAAATGATATTGGTGAGAAAGTCAGAGGACTTGAGCCAGAACTGCCAGAGCAGCTACAAAACCGAGATGCTGATAATTGGGAGCCACTTTTAATAATAGCTGAATGTGCAGGCGGACGTTGGCCGGAATTAGCAAGAAACGCTGCATTAGAGTTAACCCGTGTTGATAATAGTATGAGTGTTGCCCAAGAGTTATTAACTGATATTCAAACCATATTTGAAGAAAAACAAGTTAAACAAATATTTACCAGTGACCTGCTTGAAGCATTACTCAACATAGAAGACGGACCCTGGCTAACTTACAATCGCGGAAAATCGTTAACCGCTCGTCAACTTTCAAAGCAATTAAGCGGTTTTGGTATTAAGCCGGGAACAAAACGCATTGGAGCAGTCACAAAAAAAGGATATTCAGTTGATGATTTTAGTGATTCATTTGCGCGATACCTAACCCCCTCTTTTCTATCCGTCACACCGTCACAAGTCAGTAAAAACGTGGCTTTCAAAGATTTTAAATCCGTCACATCATTATCTAGTGTGACGGATGATAAAACGTCTCAGCCTTCTAAAAATATAGGGTGTGACGGTGTGACGGATAAAACTATGGATGACGACGCTCCCGGCACTTGGAGTGAAGCAATATGAATGCCCGGCTTGTTATTGAGTTAGTTAACAAACAAGGCTTAACGTTAGCAGCACGCGATGGCAAATTAATTATATATGGTAAAGGCGATAAACAGACGCAGTTAACACCGGAATTAAAAGACTTACTGGTGGCATGGAAACTCAAAATCATCACAACTTTAAAGCCAAAAATGACAGTGCTAGGTCTCATCATAGACGGCAAAAAATTAACGTGCCTAGATCCTGTTAGTAAAACAACAAATGAAGCGATCCATGCCCAACGAATAAGATGGGGAAGCCGCCTAACTGAGATTAATATTAAATAGATAGCTGATTCCAAAAACTTAGGTAAACACCAATGACAGCAGACCCAATATTGAGAGCCAAACAAGTCAAAGCCTTGAAGGCTTGGTACCGAAATGAAATTCCCTACCCTGAGTTTTGCCGTGATATGAAGTGCGAAGCTAAAACACGCTCTGGCGCTCCCTGCAAGAATGACGGCACAAGTTGGGGAAATGGGCGCTGTAAGTTCCATGGCGGCGCTAGCACTGGCCCAGTTACGCAAGAAGGTAAGAAACGGGTGTCCATGAACTCAAGTAGAAGTCGATCCATTTAAGCCCACTTTAGCCTAATTAAAATGTTTTGATAAAATACGCGAGTGACTGCAATGAGCGAAAACCAGCCGTTCAAGTAATTTGTATATCTTTAGATTTTTGATGTCAACGGCAGGTAATCCAACAAACCCGTCACTAGCACTCAGAATTTTATAAGTATTTTGTTTGCTACTAAAGTTCCTCCTAAGGAACTTCCACTCTTCGGTGGCTATATGCCATTTATGGTTACCGTTTATTTAAAGGTGTTACGCATTCAAAATTTGTAATTAGGGTCGAAACATGAAGAGTTGAATTTATTCTTTGTGCTCTATTAACATTAGTTATGTAGCTTACTGGACGAACATGGAAAAAGAATTACAGAGGTTGATCTCAATCGCAAAAAACACACCATTTATTAAAAAAATGTGTGTGTATTGTAGTCGCTATAAAAAAACAAATACACCTGATAGTGACCTATATATCGCAGTTGAAATAGAATGGGTTAAAGGTCATGTGCTAGGTGTAGGTGCGATTCGTTTTCTCTTTGGAGCTTCGCAAGTAGAAAGTTTGAAGATGAAATGATTTTTGGTTGCCCATAGAAGCTTGACCTACAAAATTACGTTGGAGAATATGATACACTAAAAATTCATCAGTCTTTATCAGAACAAATTTGTTTATTTTTCGACAAACATAAACAATAGGTGTTGATTTGGATAGTCTGTAGTAGTTTACATTTAATTTGATAGTCTAAATTGATAGGTTTCAACCTAACCTGACAAACAACTATGAGCGAAAAACGGAGCTCAAGAGGATACTAAAACGCAGTGATTCGTTTTCACATTTTTAACAAGGAGGGAGAGCAATGAATAAAAAATGGATGTTTATATGTCTAATCGCTGTTTCATCTAAAGTCTATGCATTGGATTTTTTCAAATCTTGTGATGAGAAGTGGCAATCTGCATGGGAGCAATGCGATGATGATGATGATAATAATAGAGAGTGTTGGTATCTAGCTAAAAAGTATTCACCTGACTGTACTCCTGACGATGTCCATTTAACAAAATATAGAGATGGTAGAGCAGGTTATGACGCTCTTGGAAAAAAGCAGGCATTATATTCAAATGAACGCAAAAAACGGCTAGAAAAGGTTGAACACATTGGCCTGCAATATACGCCTGTTAATATACTCGGTGACCAATTAGGTAACGAATATACTATTCTCGCTCAAACACTTAAAATTAACGCCATCAAGTTTTCTAGTAAGCTTAAAAACTTGGGTAAATCTGTCCTTAAAGAGGTCTTATATACCTGTGATTTAACCTTAAATTCAACAACTCAGATTTACAAGGGTGAAGCTCGAACATACCCAAGCTTGATACCCGGAGCCACTAATAAACTTGTATTGTATTTTACCAAAACTCATAAAGATAATCTCTATGGTAAATACACGCTTGATGACACTGATAAATACTTATCCATAAGTGATGAAAACAGAGATGTTAAATCAATTGAAGGGGGGTGCAGTATAAAAGAAGTGAAGTTCGACTGCTCCACAAATAATGATTCATCGTCCGGTAATACACTCAGAGATAGGACCATCAAAATGCTAGAAGGAAGACAGTGTGGGTGATTTTTATTACTTACTTTTTTTATTAATAACTGCGGCGTCAGGTTTGTTGAAATGTCTGGAAATATCTGAAATAAGCAAAAATAGAAGTATCTTGCACCAGTGAAAATGGATTAAATACACCTTCACAATTTCAGTATTGCTAACGACCGCAATAGGTTGATACTTGCCCTTTTAGCTGGGAGTAAGAGTGACAATTTAGTGGCAAAAATCAGTTCAATTGAAGTAAGCCCCACTGACGGGTATTGGCACTTAGTAACCGTTCGACATAATAGACATCAAGATTGTAAATATTGGATTACGAACCAACTTAACGCCCATCAAAAACACATAAAATGTTCACTACCTCCAATATAAATTTGGTGAAAATTCGGGTTTAAAATTACCTAGTATTGGGGTGATGCCAATACAAACCCCATGTGGACCTCACAAAACCTTACATTGAAATCACAGTTCGATGTATTGGTAGATAGACAAAGCCCATGTGAACTTAATAAAACTTAACATTGAAATTGTTGTATAAACCAAACCCATGTAAACAATGCCATTGCACTTCACAACAACCCCCTTGTTGAGGGTGACATTAGGATAACGTTGGCAAACGTACAAACTTCTTAGAAGGGGGCAAGAACAGGGCAAGGTTAAACTGTCAAACAAAGCCAGTGCAGGTAATCGATAGTAAGTAGTCGATGATTAAACAAAGTCCATGAAGATAACGAGATTACAACGAGATTCATTTAGCAATTGAACAAACCTTCTGTAGACACTAATATTACATCAAATTCAAATCCTTTAATCAATGCAATGGCTACTCAAGAAGATAAAGTAAAACGAACTGCTAATGGTGGTCGAATCTACGAGCAAACCAAGGTTGATGATGCCACCCGAACTGATTTGAGTGGCATTAGATTTACCAAGAAATCATTGCCAACACTAAAACCTACTATCAGGCAGCGCCTAATGTCATTTATAACTTTAGGATTACGTTAAACAGCGTCTGACTTATAAAATTACACCCCGTTACTTCGGTTATTATTTATATGTAAACTTTAGAGCATAATCATAACCTAATTAAACCATGATCTTAGCAGGTACCTCTTATCACATCTAGCCGAGAGAAATTCACATCGAACTTAACCAATTGCGCGCAGATACTAGTGTCCAGTTTTATGTTTAAATTTGATTCAGATCAAACAACTTACATAAATCTTTACAAAAAACCAGTAATTCCTTCACATAGTCATCTTTTAAATAGCAAACTTTATCTACGCTATCCGATTGCGACCAACCAAACCCTTTGCAGTCGCTTTTCGCAATTCTTTGCTTAAATTTATCACGATGTGATTTTTCCCACTCCACACCGTTGTGCATTACGTAGTTTCGGTAAAAAAATAATATTTTAATGTAATTATCAAAGTTATTGGGTAGCTGAAGACCTAAGTTTAATGCATCAAATAGTTGGATGGTGCCAGTCGCTATGCCATTTTCTATCCTATTTGAGTCAGTACACCAATATTTGCTAACATCCCAAAAACCATTATTATTGGAAATATTCTTAGTTCTGATGTGTTCTAAAATTTTAGCCTTGTCTGCCCTCCTTGCTTTAATAACCAAGGTTTCATTCTTAATCAAACTTTCTAAAAACTGTGCTAATGCGGCGGCTATTGAACTAGACATGAAAGCATTAAAATAGTTGGAAGAATCGCAATCATCAGGATATTCGTTGTCTCCACGAGGCCCTAAATATCCTCCAGTATGAACAGCTAATTGAATATCTGTACTATTTGCTGAACTCTTTTGCATTAAGGTTTCAATCAGTTGACTAAGTCCGAGTAGTTGCATATCAGGGTTATATTCAGGATAGTAGTAACTAGTGGGTGTAGCGTTGCCGTCATTTCGGACAGCTTATCGATGCCAGGTCGGAAGACTTTTGCTTTCATAAACTCTGCTCTGACATTTCATTGGTTAAAGGAGGTTCTATAGTTTGAGTTTCGTTGAGGCAAACTTTATGCTGTTCGTAAACTGTCATTACTTATTCCTTATGTGATTAAATTACTTGAACTCTATCTCAAAGTTATCACCATCCCAACGTATAACTTTGCCAACCCAGTCTTTTTTGATTGAAAAAGCATTACCTAAATTTGCCCCTGCGCCGCCGGCATCAATCACATTAGGGTTAGCACTTTTAGCTATCACGGCACGTACTAATCGACCTTCTTCACAAGCTAACGGTAAGTGTTTTCTAAAAGCAGCATTACCATTACCAGACCAACGAGTAACTTTATCTACGTAAGTTAAAGATCCCTTAACACGTCTTTCAAAATAATGTTCCCATAGACTCACGACTAATTCGCCTTGATCATTGAAAGCAGAAATAGACCATTGGATGTTATTCAACGTCGCACCGTAGGCTTCAAAAGCTTCAGATATTAACATCGACCTACCTAGTTAAGGCTTCTTCTACAACGGCATCGGCAAGGTGGAGTTGAGTAGTTTGGCTATCAACTAGACGGGCTTTAAGTTGCTCACACAAGGCCATTAGTTCATAGACTTTAGCGACAATTCTTACCTGTTCTTTGGGTGACATTACTGGAATTAGTACTGTTAGAATCCGATCGGGTGATGTATGCCGAACTTTCATGCCGGTACACGTTCTAGCTAATTCTTCTCTTAAAAAGGAGCTATTAAAAAATAAATAAATAAACTCTAAATTAGTAAAATTGCTATATGGTGATAATTTTCCTAACCGTTGGTTATGCAAATATTTATTTTGGTCTTTTGGTACAAATGCTGCGCTTCCTAAAAGGCCTGCGGCTTGTTCGGTCATTGGTATGATTAAATCACCTGGTTCAAATACAAATTCTGAATAAATTGGGCCGTCATAATATTTAGTTTTTTCTCCTCGATGTCGAAAGCCGCCTTCTTCATAAAAATTTCCTGGAGTTGCTAAAATGTATTCACTTTTATTTTCAACAAAATGCTTACTTTTAAAAGCGTAACCATTTTTCAACGAGAGAAGGTCACCAACTCTCCCCCACTCCCAACCATTAGGCAGATCAAACGATTTTTCTTCATCAGTTATTGCTGGAAGTGGCTTTTGTTTTTGTCTTTTATTAGTAATGAATTGGGCTTTTTCTTCGGCGATTTTTTCAAGTAATACGCTTGCGGGTTCGTCGCTTGGGTCTTGTGGGACGAGTTTGCCCATGACGGCTAGCTGTAAGATGGTTTGTTTTAGTTGTTCTATGCTGTGTTCGTTGGTGAACAGTACATCGAAGTGTTTGGCGATACGTTGCCAACTTGTTTGGAAGCCTTCTTTATTAGTGAAGGCTCCTTCATTTCCTTCATTTCCACCATCCATGGCGGCCAAAGCTTCTGTATTGTCACTAGCGGTAAGAGAGCCTTCAGCGTTGTTAAATAAAGAGCCAAGCAATACTTCAACTAAGGTTTGGTGGGCGCTAAAACTTTGCTCAGTTTGTTGCTCTAGCTCGTCACACAAAGCCATCAATTCATCGACTTTCGCGACGATGCGGTGTTGTTCTGCTAGTGGTGCAACAGGAATCAATAACTCTTCCCATTTACTTCTATTAATTATTGGTGTTGCTGACCCTGTAGATGCCTCTAAAACGGACATATAAAAAGTATGCGTTGAAACAGTATGCTTCAAAAATTTAGATAACAATTCAATTGGTTGCATTACATTTATTTGTTGATTAAAAGCAATGCGTTCTTCAGCAATAGTGTTTTTCCCGATTGACCCTCCAATACAGACCATCAATAAGTCACCAGCTAAAGCGGTAGAGCTTTGTTCTACACCTAACTCTGTTAAAAATTTATCTGCTTTAAGTAACTGACCTAAGGGGGTTATATTCCCCGGACCAATGAATTGGATATTACCACCAAAGTATTCCGCATTTCTTGTACTAGGGGTTTTTCCTGTTGAGCCAACACCTGCGTTACCTAATCTAAGCCACTCCCAGTTTTTAGGTACTTCAAATGGTTTATCTTTATCAGTAATAGCAGGCAATGGCTTTTGCTTTCTAATTTTTTTATCAGTGAGAACTTGTGCTTTTTCTTCTATTATTTTTTCAAGCAAAACACTAGCCGGTTCATCATCTGAGTTTTGTGGTACTAACTTACCACGCACAGCAAGTTCTAAAATTAATTCACGAAGCTTTTTGATACCCGGTAATTCAGTCTTTTTACTTGATCCACGCCCTTGAGAGTTCCGCTTTTTAATGGCACTTGTCCAAACATCAATATTGTCAGTAATTAGGTTATTTATATCTGTCATTATTATTTACCATCACTAACAAGTGCAGCAGACAAAATACCTTTAAGTTGATCACGTAATACTTGAATATCGTTTTGCTGTTTAGCGTAATCAGTTAATAGTTCTTGCGGATCATGACTGATGATCTCACCTACATGCGGATTTTTAATATCAAGATTAAAGTTACGCCCAATAATATCGTCAATGCTTACTTGCCATGCTTGTTCGTTCTCTACTCGTGAAGCAAAGCCGTCACCTTCATTGCCCCACCAGTCGATTTCTGTTTGAAACTCTTCAAACTTCATTGGTTTGGTTTTGTTGTAGCTTTTAACGCCCGCTGGGTACGGATGCTCGTAGTACCATACTTTTTCGGTTGGTTTGCCCTTAGTGAAAAACAGTATGTTAGTTTTAATACTGGTATACGGTGCAAATACACCATTAGGTAAACGCACAATAGTGTGTAAGTTACATTCTTCGGTTAATAGCTTTTTGATTTTGGTTTTAACACCCTCACCAAATAATGTGCCGTCAGGTAATACGACTGCCGCACGGCCGTCTTTTTTAAGTATTTCAATAATAAGTTGTAAGAACAAATCAGCCGTTTCACGGGTGCGATATTCGGTTGGGAAATTCTTTTCAATACCGTCTTCTTCTGTGCCACCAAATGGAGGGTTGGTGATAATAACGTCTAACTCGTCATCCCAACTTGAAAGGGGTTTGTTTAAGGTATTTCCGTGCTTAACTTGTACGGGTACTTCAATGCCATGCAACAACATATTAGTGGTACATAACAAATGCGGTAATTGTTTTTTCTCAACACCGTGAATTTGCTTTTGTAGGGTTTGGTGGTCTGCCGCTGTTTTCACGTAATTGTCTTTTACATGGTCGAATGAACACGCTAAAAAGCCCCCTGTACCACAGGCAGGGTCCATAATACTTTCGCCCAATTTAGGGTCAATACGGTTAACCATAAAACGAGTAACGGCACGCGGCGTATAAAATTCGCCAGCGTTGCCTGCGCTTTGTAAGTCTTTTAGTATTTGCTCGTATAAATCACCAAACAAGTGGCGCTCTTCTGAGTCGGTAAAGTCAATTTCGTTGAGCTTGTTAATGACTTGGCGCAGGAGCGTGCCGTTTTTCATGTAGTTAAAGGCATCACTAAAGGCTTCGCGTACTACATAACCACGTGGGTTTAAATTAATGGGTGCCGTTAGGTTTTTAAGGTCGGTAAATAACTGGTCGTTAACGAACTCAAGTAATTCGTCACCTGTTATACCTTCGTTATCAGCAGCCCAGTTGCGCCATAAGTATTGCTCAGGTAATGGGCATTGGTAGTTGGTTTGTTCAAACTCTAAGGCTTCTTCTTGTGCATCAAATATTTTTAGGAAAAGTAACCAAGACATTTGCCCTAGTCTTTGAGCATCACCGTCTACACCGGCATCTTTACGCATAATATCTTGGATTGATTTGATCACTGAACTGACTGACATCGACTTCTCTATTTTGAATTTGTTTGTTTAATTTGCTCCACTACTTTTGAGTAGCTAGCATTTATTTCATCAAAAGCACTTTTTAACTGTGCTTGTTGTTCGTTTGTTATTGTTGGTGAGCCTTGTTGTAGCTCGAACCATGCCGTTATTTTGTCGTATCGTTGTTTATATTTTTTAGATTTAACATCATATTTAGTGGCTAAGAAGTCTTGCCAAGGCATGTCACGCTTTTCATCACCATTACATGTTGAGCACGATAGAATAAGATTACAAAGGCGGTTACTGCCTCCCTCTGATTCAGGTATAACATGGTCAATATGTGCTTTATGCTCATTAGGGTTTAACCCAAAGCCACAATAAGCACAGCTGTTTTCAAAATATTGCCATATAGTGGTTTTATCCGCTTTGGATATTTTGGGATCGATTAACACTTTTAAGCTGCGTTTAATGGCATTTCTAGCTTGTGATGGTGTCATTAACCCACCTTGTTAGAATACAACTCGGTTTCTAAGTCGGTAATGGCTTGATCATATCCACTTCTGTTACCAAAGGCTTGCTTTGCTATCTCCATTGGCTTGCCCATTTGATTAAACGGTTGGACTTTAAGCACATGAATACTTTCAATTTCTGTTACACCTGCATCGGCATATTTATCGAGCAAAGCGTTTAGTACTGTTTGTGCCTTTTCTGAGTACTTAGTAAAGTAGTTACGTTTTTTAACGTTCTTAACACGCTCTTGTCGCGTTAATGGTGGTTGGTCGAAGGCCACATGACAAATAAGGTCGAACGGGTCGATGTCTTTGCTTATGTCTTCTTCTAGTGCTTGCCAAATAACACCTTGGTTGGCTAGTTCATCAATAATGGTTTGTTTACGCTCGGCGGCGTTCCACTTTCGTGTAAAGTCATCAAGCGAGGTAAACTGCTTTTGAATGGTTTTGCGGGTGTAGTCTTTAAATGATTCGGTAACAAGTTTTCCATCACTATCGTAATATTGAACACGCTCTGCCATTTTTTTAACATTGACACCGGAAACTCTGAATTTAATAAAGCGTTTTTCTTCTTCATCGTCTCCCCAGTCACAATCAATTTCACCTAAGCCTTCGCCAGTGCCGGTATCGTAACCTTCTTCAGGTTCAGTAATACCGTCAGGTGTATCGGCATCGTTATCAATATCGATGCCCGTTAACTCGTCAATAAAACTACCGTCTTCATCTTCGATAATGTCATCTGGTTTTGTGACCATGATTTTTTCAGGCACACCGTCAAAACGTTCGTCTGCAAACAGTTCAGTCGCCTTTTTGAAATCAAGAATGGTAAACCATAGTTTGCCAAACTTTTCATCGATGCGAGTACCACGACCGATGATTTGTTTAAACTTGGTCATCGACTGTATGTTTTGATCAAGCACGACTAATTTACAGGTTTTAGCATCTACTCCTGTAGACATTAACTCTGAAGTTGTCGCAATAACCGGATAGGCTTTTTTGGGATTGATAAAGTTGTCTAACTGGGCTTTGCCTATTTCATCATCGCCGGTGATTTTCATCACGTACTTTTCGTTTTTAGCGACTTGTTCTGGGTTTAGGTTTACTAACGCACGGCGCATACGGTCTGCATGGTCAATGTCATTACAAAAGACGATGGTTTTAGCCATTGGGTCGGTACGTTGCAAATAGCTGGTAATGGTTTGTGCAACTAGTTCTGTGCGGTTGTTAATGACTATGGTGCGGTCAAAGTCCTTTATATTGTAGATACGGTCTTCAATGAGTTCGCCGTTATCGTCTACTTGACCGTTTTCTGGTCGCCAACCTTGGGCATCAATATCAAGATCTACACGTACCACTTTGTAAGGTGCTAAGAAACCGTCTTCGATACCTTCTTTTAATGAATAGGTATAAGTCGGTTCGCCGAAGTAATCTATGTTTGATACTTCTTCCGTTTCTTTAGGCGTGGCGGTTAGCCCTATTTGCGTAGCTGAGCTAAAGTATTCAAGTATCTCACGCCAGGCGCTATCGTCTGCGGCACTGCCTCGATGGCACTCGTCAATAATGATTAAGTCAAAGAAGTCTTTATCGACTTGTTTAAACGCTTTTTGGCTTTCTTCTGGACCTGTTAATGCTTGGTACAATGCCAAGTGAATTTCATAAGCGGGATCAACTTTGCGGCCTTTTACTTTAGTCATTGCTTGACCAAAAGGTTGAAAGTCGTTAATGCGGGTTTGGTCCACTAATATATTTCTATCAGCTAAAAACAAAATGCGCTTTTTCTGGCGTGCCTTCCATAGACGCCAAATAATTTGAAAGGCGGTATAGGTTTTACCAGTACCGGTCGCCATAACCAACAACATACGGTTTTTGCCTTGAGATACAGCTTCGATGGTTTTGTTTACTGCTTGTAATTGATAGTAACGTGGCGCTTTGCCGCTGCCATCATCATGATAGTCTTGGGTAATTAGTGGTAGTTGTGCGTCTTTAAAACCACGATAAGCACAGTATTTTTGCCATAGCTGTACTGGCGTCGGAAAATCAGATAGTTGGATGTGTGATTCAAGTTGAGCAGGATTGGTTTTGTCATGGAAAATAAAACCGTCTCCATTAGATGCAAAGATAAATGGCACTTCAAGCAAGCGAGCATAATCTAGCCCTTGCTGCATGCCCTTGCCTATTTCGTGTTTATTAGCCTTAGCTTCAATAACGGCCAAGGGCATATTAGGTTTATGGTAAAGCACAATGTCAGCCGACTTAACCGTTGTACGCATGCCTACAGGGCCACGTACAATAACCTTACCGTCACGTAGTTTAACTTCTTGGCGAATTTGTTTCATCACATCCCAACCAGCACTCTGTATCGCTGGCATGATGTATTTGGTGATAATGTCTGTTTCGCTTAATGCTTTTTTATTAATTAGCGGCAAGATCCAGTTCCTTTTTTCTAACTTCAGTTCCATTTGAACCTAAGAAATCTAAGCACTAACTGCATGTTATCTTTTACAAATGAATTTTCCAATAAGTTATCTTAGCGAGTGAATGCTGCAAAGGCTATAACAATCCGAAACGTCGGTTTCTTTAACCAAATTCGTTGAAAAATAGCTGCCCATCGTCTAGCAAGACTCGCAGCCCATTCTCAATTGCATTTTGAAGGTAACAATAGAATAAGTATTAAGGTCAGAACAAAGTTAAATAAGTTTTGCGCCACTTTTATGAAGATGTTAACTGAAGATTTATAAACGCAGTGTAAACCTAATGACTTTTTATTTTAGTGGGACAAGTAGTGGGACAAATTTTATTTTTAAATACTTTATATATAAATTTCAGTGCTATAAGTATTTAGTTAAGTTCCCGCCAGCTCCACCAAAACTTTTAACGGTCTAGACCAGTCTAGACCGTTAAACCCCCTTCCTACCAAGGCTTTCAGCCACAATCCACTTTCACATCTATGGGTCTATAAAAGTCCTAATAAGTCCTCGGAATGTCTTAAATATGGCAATGAATGTCGCGAGACTGTCACCTATTCCGACAGAATTACTCAAGGCATTGGTACAAAAGAATGTCATAAATTCCGCGCCAAATTCTTCGATAACCACTTACCTGTATGTAATGAAGTTGCTCACGAATACGTAAGAATAAATAATCGAACAGATTATGTGCAAGCTAATTTGTTCTTACTAGATATAGAAAAACACACACAAATTAACGACCTCAATCTAGTAGATAGTCAAAACCATGATCTCTTTACAGAGGAGAAATCGAAAATATATGCTCGATTTAGACGCACATTTCCTGAGCGACTAGCCCATAAGCTGGCTAATCAGCTAATGTATCGCTACAGACTCGGCCCACCAAAAACAACAGACATTAATGTAAACCTCAATAAACTTTGCTGCGAAGACTATTGGCTTAAGCGTATACGTATAGCTTCAACCAGAGCGATAGAGCAAGTCAGACGTATGACTGGCATTATTAACAAATCCAAAGGTATCTATTGCAGTGACGCTGCACGCGACAATTGGATTTGGCATAAAGAACAATCTCAGGAGTATCTCGAAAACACATTTACTGAAAACGAAGACGGCCAAACATTTTCCCTTGCTGAAGTCGCAAAGACCAATGTGTCCAATCCAACAATTCGTAGATGTGAAATGATGACTCGTATAAGAGGCTTTGAAGAAGTAGCAAAATTCAATGGTGATTTAGGTGATTTTTATACCATCACTACACCTTCAAAAATGCACTCACACAGCACCACTGGAATTAAAAATTCTAAATACGACAACACAACCTCAAAACAAGCAAACGACTACCTCTGCAATGTATGGGCTCGTATTCGTGCAAAGCTAGAAAGGGAACAAATAAAAATATACGGCATACGTGTTAGTGAGCCTCATCATGATGCAACACCACATTGGCATTTATTGCTATTTACGTCCCCAGAACACCGAGGGCAATCTAGAGAGATTATTCAACACTATGCAATGCTGGAAAATGGCGAAGAGGCAGGTGCTGAAAAGCACCGATATAAGTGTGTGCCTATTGATCCAACTAAAGGTGATGCGGCTGGATATATAGCTAAGTATGTCGCTAAAAATATTGACGGTGAGTTTATCAAAACTGACTCATACGGTAATGAAGCTAAATCATCAGCCCAGCGGATAACAGCCTGGGCAAACCTAAATGGTATTCGTCAGTTTCAGTTTATCGGAGGGCCAAGTGTCACGCTATGGCGTCAACTTCGTCGAGCAGAAGCACAAGATAATCAAGAACTAGAAGCTTGTCGTAAAGTCGCCGATGCATCCGATTGGGCTGCTTACGTCCTGCTCATGGGTGGTATCAATAAAACTCGCCTAGAGCGCCCTATTCACCTTGAGTATGACCTACCTGAAAGCGACATAGATTATGAAACTGGTGAACTAGTCTTCCGCACAGGTCGTTATGGAGAATCCTTACCTCCCAAAATTACAGGGTTCAAAGTTGGAAATAATTTCGTCCCTATCAAACGCAAACTCTGGATCTTAAAACCGTCACCACCTGATGAAGGTTGCTCACTCGCGCGGGACGACGCGAATGAGCAACCTTCATCAGGTGGTTTTCTTGGACTTGTGTAAATAACTGTACGGTACAATTTAAAACTTAAAAATTAGGATGAATATGAAAATTGGAAGAAACGAAACATGCCCTTGCGGCAGTGGCAAAAAACATAAAAAATGTTGTGACCTTGCTGACCAAATAAAGCTTTCTTTTGCCCGACAAAGAAAAATAGGTACTCAGGATGAACATATAAAGGAAGAGCCACAATTAATCTGTCATTCCGCACATAATTTAGAAATAAAATATCGGGCGTTTATTGAACAACATGTTCGCTCATTGACCACTTGA